TATTTTTCTCTTATAATCATTTCTATCAGTTTGGTGTGAAATCACACTTTCACACACAACAAAGAAACCTTTCCTACTAAAAAGGGATGGATTGGCCCCCCGGGCCTGGACTCCCGAGAATAAATCCGAAAATCCATTCGGCACGGTGAAAATGATTCATGAAATCCATTCGGCTGGAACAGGATGTACAAAGGATTTTTAATGACCGACTTGATTTCCCGATTGGACTAATATAATATAGAGAGCAGCGACGCCTGAACGATTTGACAGGAGTATGCGTGGCAGATGACGTCCGAGTACCAGAAGAGAACTGGAATCCTCGGGTGGCTCTTGACTCCCTCGTCTTCGAGGCGCAGCTTGACGGCGGCGATGCAGCGGCAGCCACGTCCCGTATACTTCGCGAGCACGCTCTGCTTGCTGCACAAAGCATCTGTCACCTGTCAGCCTATAGCCAGAACGACAGGATTCGTTTGGATGCGTCACGTTACATCGTCGACACCACGCTCGAAGCGGGTTTGGACGCTGACATCAGGCTGCAGCGCGAACAGACGAAGATTGTTGGCCAGGCACTGTTCTCGGCGGTTAGAGCGTTAGGCCTACGCTACGGCTTCGACCCGAACGCACCAGATGTCCGAGCGCTGGCTCACGACACCCTTCTGGAGCTGGCGGTCCTTCCTTCTCCCCCACCGCCGGCTTCAGAAGGAGACGACGATGATTGACGCCAACACTACCAAGCTCCTCTCCCTTGTCGTTATGCTTGCTGGGCTAGCAAGCATCGCGCTCGGGGTTCTTGTACTCACTAACTCCCCTGTGGATAACGAGGCCCTTCTTGGGTGGTCCGCTTTGGCCATTGGTATCGGCTTGTTTGTCGCTGAGGCGCGGAGTCACGTCCATTGACCACCTTCTTCCCCCCAAAACGACCGGATGAAGGCACGCGTCTTATTCAGGCGGTAGCAACTGAGTGGTTTGGGCCACCTAGGAACCCTCAGGAGTGGTTTAAAAAGCACCGTATTCACTTGACCATGGGGCAACAGCGTGTGCTTGCCAGCATCAAAGCGTTCCGCTACACGGTGGTCCCATCCGCTCACGACCTCGGTAAATCGTTCCTTGCCGCTGCAGTTGCGTGCCAGTGGATCGAAGAGCATGAGCTTGGAGAGGCGTTCGTTGTGTCCACGGCACCGACCTCTGCTCAAGTCTCCGCCGTCTTATGGCGTGAAATCGAGAAGCTACATAGGAAGCTGGGTCTCGAAGGCCAAATCAACATGGGACGCATCCCAGAATGGAAGATTGGCAAAGAACTCGTAGGTTACGGCCGTAAGCCGGCTGACTACGACGAAGCGGGTTTCCAGGGCATTCACTGTCGTTATCCCCTCATCTTAGTGGATGAAGCAGCCGGCATCCCTGAGCAGTTGTGGACGGCGGTGGATGCCCTGGCAACCAACGAAAATGCGCGCGTACTGGCGATTGGGAACCCAGATGACGCCAATAGCGAGTTCGCACGCATGTGTTTGCCGGGTTCTGGGTGGCACGTTGTAGTCCTAGATGGGCTGTCTTCACCAAACTTTTCCGAGGACGAAGTCCGCCACGTCTCCAATATTCCCAACCAAACAGGCGACCTCCACGGGTACATGGTAGAGAATCAGCTGCCGTTCGCCAGGGAAAAGATCCCGTTCGATCTCTCACAACTGCTCCTGTCTCCACTCTGGGTTGCGGAACGCATGCTCGACTGGGGCGTTTACAAAGACAGTGATGAACAATGGCAAACGACACCCCTGTGGGAATCGAGAGTCAGGGCGCGATTCCCGGCAGATGCTCAGTCACATGGCGTAATCCCCCTTACTTGGGTGCAACAAGCCGTCGAGCGGTGGTATGCATTCAAGGAATCCGCGCTCCCGGTAGAGGAACTGCTGGGTTCTCGCGTCTTTTCCTGTGACCCGGCCCGCTACGGGGACGATGAAACGGCAATCTGTGAGCGTGTTGGTCATGTAGTGCTCAATGTCGATCGCGTAGGACAGCAGGATACCCAGACCACCGCGTTACGCTTGTCGCGGAGGATGGATCAGTACGGCTCGACCTTCGCGATTGTCGACGTCGTTGGCATAGGGGCCGGCGTCGTTGACCGGTTGAGAGAAGAGGATAAAGAAGTCTTAGGCTTCAACTCTGCCGCCAAAACTGCGATGATGGACGCACACGGCGAGTTTTCCTTCCCCAACCAGCGCAGCGCAGCCTGGTGGAACCTCCGGGAGATGCTAGATCCATCTAATCCTGCCACCAGGCTGTGTCTGCCGCCTGACGATCAGCTGATCGGAGACCTGGTCGCGCCGCGCTGGCGCATTGGAGCTGGTGCGAAGATCGCCGTGGAACCCAAGGACCTCACCAAGAAGAGGCTACGACGGTCACCTGACTCGGGTGACGCTGTCGTGATGTCTTTGTGGTTCCACGGTGTTGACTCTGGAGAGGCATATGTCACTGAATACGGTGGCGAATCCGAGTATGTTGAGGAGTACAGGTGAGTTTTACGCCTAATCTCCCGACACCTTCGACAACCGTAGCGCCTATCGACCCTGAAGCACGCCCGGTTATGGAGAAAGAGGAGGGTACGGCCTTCGATTATATCGCAGGCGACCTTGTCTTCGCTTTCCAACCAGGGCTCCCGGAAAACGTAGGTCTCGTCTACGACTATCGAGAGCCCAGCGTAGGTCAGCTTCAGGAGATGCTAGACCACGATGGCAAGGCAAAATCTCTAGAACAGGTGTTGTCGATGCCGATCATAGGCGCTGGTTGGCATATTGTACCGGGCGAAGGTAACGACGATCACGAGACAGCGCAGTGGATCGAGGAGATATTGCGCAAGGATACACCGTCGGGAGGCATGAAAACCCCGATGGAAACCGTGATCGCGCAGATGACATCTGCCTTCACCTTCCGCCGTTCGTACCACGAAAAGGTGTTCAAACAGGACGAAAACAACCAGGTTGTCTACGACAAAGTTGCTTTTCGGCCTGCAGATACCTGTACGATGCTGCGAGAAAGGCAGACCGGCGACCTTATGGGCTTCACTCAGTGGGTCATAGGTCACCCTACGCAGGTGTCAATCACGGTTCCGTATGCTCTTGTTTACGTGCATGGGCAGCACCGTAACCCGGTTAAGGGGCTCTCGGACCTACAAGTTCCGTATCACAACTACAGGACGAAGGAAAAGCTCAAGTTCCTCTGGTACACCTACTGCGAGACGATGTCGTTGCCGCGTACAATCGTGCTTGCTAATGGTGACACGGCCGCTAAGAAGGCAGCTTCGACGATCGCAGCATTGAAGAACGCAGGCGTTGCAGGCATCCCGAAGGAATGGGTCACGCAAATCATCCCTCTGGAGCCAGGTAGCGCAGGCTCCCACGAGTTCCAGGCAGCTATAGCTTACCTTGACAGCGACTCTGCACTTTCGCTCCTTGCAGGCTTCACCGATCTAACGGGCCGAGCAATGGGCACAGGGGTAGGTATGGCGTCTGGGACTCGTGGGTCATACGGTCTCTCGCAGTCCCAGATCGCGTTCTTCATGACGATGTTGAAGGCCTACTCTACGGAGCTGTCGACTGTGGTCACTCAAGGCATGATTACGGACATTGTTCGGTGGAATAAGGGTAAGGCGGTTCAGATTCCCCAGTTCGCTGTCGGACCACTAGAGGAACAAGACGTTCAACAAGCGTTTGGTCTACTGCAGACGATTGCGCAGTCTCAGTCAATGAACGTGCCAATCGAGTTCGTAGAGCAGCTAACACTATTGGTTGCTGACGAACTCGGTATAAATACGGACGTGATCGAGGAAGCATTCAAGGGTTTCCAGCCAATGAGTCAACAGCAACGTCTCGGAGCGACAGCAGATGTCGGTGCACAAGTCGCAACACAGGCTCAGCAGGAGATAGGCAATATACCGCAGCAACTTCAGCAACCTCAGGCTGGAGGGTCGACAAATGACTGAAATGCTGCTGACTGTACAGACGCCGACCGCTTCGACAGTTCCTGAGCCTTTTGGTAAGCCTTCAGGGCCTGGTCTCTGGCATGTCAAGGGAATGATGTTGCCCGCGTACATTCAGCACGTCGCGCATGATTTGCTGAACGCAGGTACGGCGAAGAATGTATCACAGGCTATACAGATGGCCGTAGGCATTGTACGTAAGTGGTCAAAGGGAGTCCCTGTAGGAGGCGAAACGATGGTAGGTGACCCTAAGCACCCTGGTAAGATTCACCCAGATGTCCAGGCCGCGGCGGCAAAGGCGATGGCTCAGTGGGATGCGAAGCGTGCTCAAGCACATGCACAGGCTGCATCGCATTCGCACTCCATGAGGTTCGACGAGTGGGGTAGCGTGCTGGACTTAGCTACCGTGCCCAGTCCAAACGCTGCTACACGTAAGGCCGCCCTGAAACAAGGCGCGGCGCTACCACACCCGTCCGGTTCGCCAGGGCAGGCTCGGTTTCCACTTACCAACCGTACCCTGGCGAGCCGGGCAGTAAAGATGGTGCAGTTGGCCAAAGGAGACAAGACGGCGATTCGGCGTCACATCATGAGTGTCTGTCGAAAGAACGGTTGGGCAGATCTGATTCCAGACAACTGGAACGCAGATGGAACGACATCATGAAGGAGGTATGATATGCCTGGCGAGGTCGCATTGCTGGCTCCGCTGGACCGGCAAGAAGCAGTTGAACTGTCAAGCACCCTGTGGAGAAAGCAACTTCTTCCGCGGGGCACGATCGACTACAAGGGACGTAAGATCAACTTCGACGATCGGTACCTTGCTGATCTGGCGGCTTCGTTTCGTGGAAAGGCATTCGACCAGGTAGCGTTCTTGCTGGCCAAAGACGACAACAGCCACACAATGGATCCTGAGCGATTCAGAGGTGAGGTGAAGGGCATGGAGGTTACCAGTAAGGGCCTCGATGTACTTCTCGACCTGACTGAAGAGGCTGCGGAGCTAGTGCGTAAGAACCCCCGATTGGGTGTCTCTGCGCGCATCATTGAAGGTCTGGATCGCGCAGACGGGATGAAGTATCCACGCGCGATTCAACATGTGTTGGGCACGCTAGACCCAAGAGTAACGGGTATGGCGTCCTGGCAAGAGGTGTCGCTCTCCGAGGAGGTCGGCGACACAGTCGATATGACAACCGAGGAGGTGCAAATGTCACAGACGACGGGCGAAGCGCCGGTAACGGAGACTCCGCCCAAAAGCGACACCGATTCACAGGAACATCCGGAGCCGAATACGGTTCCAGGAGCTCCGGACTTGTCGAACTCACCGACTGAGGACGAGATCCTTATGGATTTGGTGCCCGACCAACCAGCAGTAGATCCGAACCTGCAGCGGATCGAAGAACTGGAGCTCAAGTTGGCGAAGCAGGAGTTCGCCAGCGAGGCGCGGCAGTGGATTGACAAGGGCGTTCCGCCCACGTTGGTCATGCTCGCGAAGCCAGTTCTCGAGCTGCCTCAGGCTCCTGTCATTGACTTGAGCAATCATGGTGGAGATACCATCGACGTGGCCAAGGTGCTTCGGGACATTCTCGAAGAGACCACAGGCTTCATCGAGATGGCGAAAGAGCGCGGTCAAGGGTTCTCGGACGGAGATTCCGAGGCCGATCGCGAAACAGCGCTTCTCGATGCCTGGGCCAAGCAATAGAAGGAGGTGATGTAGAATGCCTGCAGTAACTCCACGGTTTCAAGAGGGTCCTGTAACCTTTACGGTCCTCGCTCAGGTCGTGGGCGGGCAACTTGTCGACGGCGCAGTAGGAGGCGTACAGCCCTCAGCAGCGGGTTCGAATGTGTGCGTTGGCGTCGCGATCACAGATGCGCTGCCGGCGTCAACGAGTCAGACACCAACGGTGCCAGGAGCGCCTGTGTCCGTCAACTTGGCACCGTATCCGAACACAGTAGCTGTTGCCAACGAGGGTGTTTGGCCCTTGACGTACGCAGCTGCTGCAACATTTGGTCAGCGACTGATCACTGCAGCTAACGGTCAAGTTGCTCCAGCGGGTGCAGCGCCTGATGCTCGTCAGGTCATCGGCGTTTGCTTTGAGCCCGCCGGAGTAGCGCTAGGCGCCGTTGGCGCTGTGAACCTCGATATCAGTTAGGAGGAGGTGAGAAACCATGAGTGCAATAATGCCAATCCAGGCCTCGTCAGATGGTCCGCGCGTAACAGTAAACGATCTCATCAACAACCCCACTGTTATTCCGCGGCGTATCCTGCAAATCGCAGCGAATCAGTTCATTGTGGACTCGATTCTGCGAAACGCGGGAGGGAACAACTCTGGCCTCGTCGAGTACTACCAATCGACGCCGTTGTTCGCAAACACAGCTGCAGCGCTTCGTGCGGAGTTCGGTGAGTACATGTTCGCCCAGACGAGCTTGGGCATCCCGACAGTTGCCGCGACGGCTGACCGTGGCTTGTCCCTTCTGATCTCGGACGAGATGAGAATGCGGAACAAGATGGACATGGTCAACATTCAGACGACTCAGGTAAGAAACACACTGATCCGTGACTGGGACACAGTGTTCTTCAACCTCTTCCTGGCGAATCCGAGTGTACCAACGTTCGCAGTTGCGACGCCGTGGGCTACGTCAGCTACGATCCGTCAGGACATCCTGAAGGCGACTAGACTGGTGAACAATGCGGTTACTGGTCAGCAGCCGAACAACTTCCTGAACTTCAACGCGAACACGTTGGTTATCACGGAACTGCAGAAGTTCAATCTGCTGAGCAGCACCCAGTTCAACAACATCTTCCAAGGCAACTTGGCAGACCAGAACCTGTTGTACACTGGCACGATGCCGCAGAAGGTGTTGAACCTCGATGTGTTGGTCACGAAGTCGGGTGGCGTGCTGCCTGACGGGTCTGCGATCGTCATGGAGCGCGGTACGGTTGGCTTCTACTCCGATGAGGAGCCACTGCAAGCTACACCGTTGTACCGCGACCAGCCACGACGTACGTGGAGGTCGGACACCAACCGTCGCTCGGCGATGGGCTTGGACCAGCCGTTTGCCGCTGTCATCTTGACAGGCCTATAAGAGGAGGTGAAATGTCGTACACAGTAATGGCCGATGTCCTTGACCACGTGGTCAAGGAAGCAGGGGAATACCCTGACGGCCGACCGAAGCAGGTTGAGGAGCTCCACAAGGGAGATACCACCGACCTGTCTGACGTCGACGATGATCGCATTCAAGCCTTGAAGGACGCGGGTGCGATCATGGACACCAAGGAGGCCGAGAAGCAGGCTAAGGAAGCAGAGCAGGCGACTCCGCCGCCTCCGCCTGCGGGAGGTGAGCCAGAGGCGAAGCCGTGAGCTATTGTCAGGTAGCGGACGTCCGCAACGCACTTGTACAGGACGGACAGACGTCAGGAACTAATACTGCCGCTGACATGGACGACACAACAATCCAGGACGCTATCAATGAGGCGTCTTCGGTTGTCGACTCGTACGTCGGTGGGCCTTATGCGCCCACCGACAGCGTGCCGGATATGGTCGTCTATTGGACGCGCGATGTTGCTGCATTCCTGGCTACCTGTACGTGGCGGAAGTCGAAGGACTTCCAAGCCATGGATCCTGTGTTGTTGCGTTACCAACAGGCGCTTGGACGCCTTGCGGGCATCTTTGCCGGTACGACAAACATGCCGAGCAATCAGCTACCTACAACAGATGTGTATGAGGGTTCGGTTGTAAACCCGATTCCTATGACCCTATTCTACCCCTGGCAGTTCGACTTGTGGGGTCGAGGTGGGTATCCCGTAGGAGCCTGGCCCATTATCCGTCAGAGTACCTACTACTGGATAGACCCCTATTGGGGTTTGCCTGGAGGAGGAGCGCCCTGATATGGCTGAGGGAACCTTTTATGGTCGCATAGAGGGCCTAATAGACTCGGTAGGAGACGGGTCGCTTGTAGGTAAGGTTGAGTTTGACCAAGCCTATGCACATCGTCAGCACGAGGAGCTTGGGTGGAAGCACCCACATGGCGGACGAGCACAGTATCTATCCACCGCACTCTATCAGAACCTGTATGGTTCTCTAGAACGCATTGCTGATCACGCACTGCAGGAGGGTGGCCCACGACTGGGTATGATCCTAGCCGTGGAGCGAATAGCTACTGATGCAGCTGCTATGGCTCCGATTGAGGTAGGTGTGCTTCGTGACTCTGCACATCCGTCGGTAGAGGAGCACGGCATAGTAGTCTATGACCGTCCACCAGCAGTACCACGTTTGTCGGATGAAGCGCTAGATCGGATACACGACATGGTCAGTGACCTGACGAGTCCTGATGTCACGAAGCCTCGAGGGAGGAACCGTGGGGCTTAACTACATGGACGTTGTTGAGTATCTGACACCTAAGCTGACTGCGAAGGGTTACGATCCGCTGCCTGTCTTCGATCCAGGACCAGGTGTTTTCGTCGATGCGCAGGATGTGTCACCAAACATGTTAGTCATCGTCGGTCCAGGTCCTGGTGGAGGCTTCGACAGCGAGCAGCTGTTTGATAAGGCTCCTATGCAGATACGCACTATTGGTCCGCAAATGGACTACACTACAGCCGAGCAGCTAGCGGGTGACATCGATTTAGCCTTGTGCTACGACTTTCAGGTGTCGCAGCTCGTCAACGGGAAGTGGTGGCTAACCGTCTACCGTTCAGGAGGTGCTCCTGCCCTCATGATGAAGGATGACGGAGACCGCTATCATTTCACATGTAACTACATATTCGAAGTCGAATATGTTACGCAAACGCAATAGACAGGAGGTGAACATGCCTGACGAGGCCGAGCAGAGAGAAGCACGTACACCGACTCCTAGATCACAAGGACCGGTGACGTTGAAGATCGTCGATCAGCCCTTTGTTGTAGGACTGGTCGTCGATGATGGTACAAACGTGGTCACAGTGACTACGGTACCTGTAGTTGTTCCTGCGGAGTCAGTTGAAGCTGTCTACAAGGCTGCAGCTGACACTCACATTCTACTTGTAGAGGAGGTGAACACATGATTGGACAGTTGTACAACACCAACAACGTCGTCGTTGGTCAAGCTGCATGTTTGGTCGCACCTGCACACACACCGATGCCGCCCCCGGCTTCCGCGGTGATGACGGATCCGTTCTCACTAGCACCTTGGGCCTCGGCAACGTTGAGCACGTCTGGTCCACTGACAGCTGGTACCTTCATACTGGCGTACACGGTTGCAGGCACGCCGTATACGACTGCGGCCGTTCAGTGGAACACCACGGCTGCAGCGCTGCAGGCAGCGATTGTCACTGCACTTGCGACGTTCCCAGGTGGTCCGGCACTGGCATCCGAGGTGAGTGTTACTGGCGGTCCTTTGACTGCCGCAGGAACGCCATTCTCGATCGCGCTCGCCGAACGACTGATGGGCGGCTCGTGGACCATAACGCCTACAGGTGTTACTGGTGGCACACTGACGCTTACACAGCCCCTGTGGACCCCAGTTGGAGCCACAGACCAAGGTTGGACGTTTGCGTCGAACAAGTCAACGCAGGCCATCAACATCGAAGAGCAGTCATCACCAGTTGCGATGGAGATGACTACGCAGTCGATTACGGTCTCAGGAGCGCTTTCCGAGGACATCTCGTCGACATTGGCTATGGCCTACAACATGCTTGCGACAGCTACGGCGCCGGCGACCGGAGTTCCTGGGTACACAACGTTGAACCCAACGGACACTATTCTGTTGTACGCGGTTGCGTTGATCATGGCCAACAGGCTCGGGTTCCCTCGGTGGTTGTACATTCCACAGACCACCTGCCTGGCAAATGCTAGTGGGGCCTTCCGTCGTGCAGCTGCAAAGCGGATGTACACTGCGGACTTCCAGTCAGTGTGTCCGATCGCTGCGATCCAGATCTACGACTTCACAGCACTAGGTCAATAGGAGGAGAACCTTGAGCACGTTCAACCTAACCGACGAGGTAGGCGCACTCGATTACAACTTCGAGCCGTACGCTGGAAAGGGTACCATACCAGAACCATCTACTATGCAGATTCAGGCATTTCGTCAAGCACTTGGTGAAATGCTTGGGGAGGTAGATGAAGATAGTTCTAATAAGGTCGATGACGTAGCGCTTGCAAAGAGATTGGCCGAGTATCTGAAGTCGGATACGACGGAGGCTGATGAGAAGTCACTCCACATAGTGGCGGACGTGTGTTCGAATCAACCTTCGTTCGATGATCTGCAAGCGCTACCGTACCGCGCCCGGCAAGCCTTCTTTGGCTGGGTAGTAGGAATGCTACTAGTCCCGGAAGGAGCGAGGCCCGCTACGAATACCTAAGTGGCGGGCCTCAAGAGCGAGTGCTTCTATACGTAGCAAGGCGACACCTAGGTATGTCGCATCAAGAGTGGTTGAACACTCCTTGGTGGGTACGCCAAGTGTACGTTGAGGGGATGCTGCAGGAGGAGTTAATAAAGGGAGGCGAAGCAGAACTTGAGGCTTGGGAAGTTGATCCCACAGGGGCTGAGGTGGAAACGTTCCGTGGGTCTGGCTTTACGGTGATAGACGGTGGCTGAGTTCAACGCAGGCAGTATAGAGGCTGATCTAACAGTCAATAAGGATCCCTTCGTCACTGGGCTAGAGGAGGCTATTGCCTGGGCCAAGGGTATCACCAAAGATCCTCTTGTCGAGAAGCTGAACATCGACACAGCTACAGCGTTGGTCCAGTTGGATGCTACCCTCGCTGTGATGCGAGCGGAAGCGCTAGCAGGTGTTACTGTTCCCATACGTACAGATGGCGGTGGTGTAGTGGGCGGAGCGGGCGGAGGTGGGGGCGGAGGAGGCGGTAGCGGATTCTTAGGTTCGCTCCTTGGTAGCTCTATCGGTTCGGGTATCGGTGCGGGTATTGGGGGCATCGGTACGGGTGTAGGTTCGATCATCTCGGGTACTCTTGGCGGTCTTGGAAGCTTAATCGGGGGCGGCGGTCGTGGTGGTAGTATGCTCGGGAGTCTATTCGGTGGTGGAGGCGGAGCTGGCGGTGTGATACCAGGTGGCGGTGCAATGGCATCACTCATAGGCCTTGGTCCGGAACGGATTCTTGGTAGTACCCTTGGTGTCGGTGGATCGCTAGTCGGTGCGGGCCTTGGTGCTGGTCTACTCGGCCTAGGCGCAGCAGGAGTTGCAGGTGTAGGTATGGGCACCGACCTTGCTGGTATCGGTCAAGCTGCTGGCGACATCAGGCAGACAACTACCGCCATGACCGCTTTGAACACTGCAATCGCTACTTATGGTGCTACTAGCACGCAAGCTTCAACAGCACAGGCTCAGTTGAACGCAACAGTCGCAGCCTTCCCAAAGGTCGCCCAGTCAGCTATCGTAGCAGCCGCATTGCAGATAGAGAAGTTCAAGCAGATGTTCGACGCTGCGACAGGTGCCGCAGAGAAGACAGGTGCACAGATTATCAACCAGACTGTACAAGTAGCTGAGAAGTACATACCGACTATTGGTAAGTACGCAAGCGAGAACATGTTGATCATCCAGAAGAGTCTGCAGCCTCTGTTCACGTGGCTTGGAGGCCCAGGGCTCAAAATCTTCCAGGACCTGGAGAAAATCTTCCAGGAGCACTTGCCCGCTGCGATGCAGATCTTCGTTAATGGTATCGAGTTGCTCTTCAAGACCATCGATCAAGCAGCTCAGCGTACAGGACCGTTCATCGACAAGATCGCTGCATTCGTTACAAGGATGAACACGACGGACTACGGTGCGTGGCATCATGGCGTTCAGACTCTGATCGACGACTTCTTTGCCTGGTTCAAAGTGGCTGAAGATCTCGCCAAAATAGTCTACAACCTATTCAAGCCGTCGGCTGGTTTCGGTAGAGACTTCGCGAACCAGCTTGCTAGTGTATTCGGCGACATCCTTAAATGGATTAAGAGCTCCGGAATACAGGAAGCTCTCCATAGCCTCTTCGGTGCGCATAAGGATCAGTTCGACATTCTGATGCGAGGGGTGAAAAGCGTCCTACCGGTCCTGCTAGACTTCCTCGGAGCGTGGATCCGTATCGAGGCCATTGTTACTCGCGTACTCAACTACGCCCTAAAGCCTCTGATAGAGGGCATCGCGTGGCTGTTTCACTTCAAGCTTGTCGACCAGATACTAGGATGGGCTGTCGCAATAGGTATTGCTGCCGACGCCTTTCTAACGTTCGGCGATGCGCTTCTGGCCAACCCGATCGGGCTGGTGATTCTAGCCCTCGCAGCACTGATCGTCGTGGCCGTCGAGATTGCCCATCACTGGCGTGGACTGAAGACGGCTTTAGAAGACGTCTGGAAGTTCATGCATAGCGGGTGGGGGCAGCTTGTTACTTGGATGTTAGTTATCGGGGCGCCGTTCATCGGACTTCCGATACTCATCGCAGAGCACTGGCGAGGACTCGAGACTTTCTTCAAGAGGCTGTGGCACGACCTCCAGAACTGGACAGAAGACTTTGTACAGTTTTGGATACACGTTGGTCATGACTTCGCGCACGGTTGGGATGACGTCTACCAGTGGGGAAGAGACTTTGTCAACTTCTTCAAGGGCGTGTGGGCCTCGGCGAAAGCGATATGGGATATTGCTTTCGCCTGGATCAAGGGGATTCCAGGCGATATCAAGAGCGTCTTTATCGATGCCAAGAACTGGTTGGTCAATGCTGGTAAGGACATCCTAAACGGACTGTGGAGTGGCATACAGTTTATTTGGCATAGTACCATTAACCTCTACTTTGTCTCACTACCTAATACGTTTAAGGGGTACTTCTTCGACGCTATCCACTGGCTCGAGAATGTCGGTAAGGATATCGTTAACGGTTTGTGGAATGGCATTTGGTCCTTAATGAAGGATGCAGGGAACTGGGTTAAGGTTCATATCTACGATCCGATTGTAGGTGCTGTCAAGGGGATCTTCCACATGACCTCGCCATCGGCTGTGATGGTAGACCTCGGTAAGAACATGATCGACGGCTTCATCAAGGGTATGTTGACGACCAACATACTGGATGTCATCAAGAACATCTTCGGTAATCTACCAACGGCTCTGGCGTACCTGCTTAAGTCGAGTATTGTTTCGTTAGATCAGATACCTGCAGACGCGTTGCGGGAGTTAGCAAAGGTTCCGGGAATCGGAGTGATTCTTGGGCCAATCGCTGGCGGTGTCGAAGCTGCAAACAACCTCTTCAATAGCATCCTGACAGGCGGTATTAGCGTTGCACAGGGTCTTGCGGGTAAGGTTACTAGTAGTCTTACTGGCTTCGCGAAGGGTGTCATTGGCGGTATCGCTAGTCTATTTGGTGGGGGTGGCGGAGCAGCAGCTGCACCGGCAGCTGCTGGTAGCGTTCAAGCAATGATGCAGGCTGCAGCAGCAACTCGAGGTTGGACTGGGGCTCAATGGGCAGCACTCTACAACGTCGAGAGAGCCGAAGCGAACTTCAGCACGACTGCAAAGAACCCGTCCTCAAGTGCATACGGCCTTGCACAGTTTATTGGTGGCCCAGGTGAGTATGCACAGTATGGCGGCAACTTGTCGGCAGCAGGCCAGATCACCGCGATGCTGAACTACATCGCACAGCGCTACGGCTCGCCGGCAGGCGCTTGGGCACACGAGCAGCAGTATCACTGGTACGACGCGGGAGGCATTCTTCCACCAGGTGTTACCATGGCCGTCAACACCACAGGGCGAAATGAGTACGTCTCGCCTGGAACAGGATATAGCGGCCCGGCGATCCACATCGAGAACGTGACCTTCGCCGACAAGACCGACATGCGCGCATTCATGAACATGGCGGACTTCTACATCGCGATGAGAAAGGTAGGTTGATGGCACGTTCATTCATCTTGGCTACATCAGACACACCGCCGTCGCTGACCCTGGACCTGAATAACTGGCAGAACAACGGGATCGCGATCTCGCAGAAGGACCTAGGTGCTCCTGAGGTCCGCGAGATCGTGTACAATCACGCGTCCTCGGATGGTGTTGATGATGTCACTCAGTTCTACGCTCAGCGTGTTGTATCCATCACCGGTAAGGCTTTCAATCTACCGAACTCGTCGTACGCACTTAACTGGCACTTGCTACAGCCGTTTCTCGATCCACAACAACGGTACAAGCTGATATACGCGATAACCGACGACATGGCTCAGCACGAGCTGCGCAACTTGCGTATCTCGCAGTGGCAGCGAATGGCAAGCTCACCGACAGCATTAGCGTTCCAGATCCAGTGGAAAGCTGATCCAATGGCGTACGACTCGCAACAGCAGTCGGTTACCGTCGCGTCTCTCTTCACTCCAGCGACTGGTCGTAAGTATAACCGTACCTACAACCTCAGATATCCGCCAGCGGTAACGGAGCCTGGACGCACTGTAGCCACGTCTATTGGGAGCTACAAGACGTGGCCGATCATTCGTTTCTTCGGTCCTTGTACGAATCCTGCGGTGGAGTTGCGGTATCAGTCCGCTGGTGGCGTAGTCGGAGAAGTTCGAATGCTCATCACGCTGCTCTCGACCGACATGCTGGAGATCGATACACAGGCTAGGACTGTGATGCTTGGTGGTGTAAGCGGGTCGACTCGCTATAGCAGCCTCGACTTCATCAATACAACCTGGGCACCAATGCAACCAGGTCCCAACTACTTTCGATTTACGGCAGACGCTGCTGCACCACCCGCGAGTTGTGTCATACTCTGGAACGACGCGTATCTGTAAGGAGACACTATGTCACGCTACGTACCACTATACATGCAAGAGGGTTCGTACCCAGCACAGTTCGACAGGCTGTTCCTCTCTGACGTAACCCGTCAGGGTTCCATCCTGCTCTCGGGTGCTGGTGCTTACCTCGTGTCGCAGCACGCAGCTGGTGCGAACATGTCGGTGGACGTCCAACCAGGTCGCATCGCCGTAGCTGGTACGGACTCTCCGAACCAGGGATCGTACGTCTGCTGGTCAGACGGAGTTGAGAACCCTGTAGTAGCGGCCTCACCGCCCGCTGGACAGTCGCGTGTTGACTTAGTAGTCGCACAGGTACGCGACGACACTGTTATCGGAGGCGGCAACAACGACTTCCTCGTCACGGTCGTCGAGGGTACTGCTGCTGCTACGGGGTCACAAGGTGCTCCACCGCTACCACATAGCGCCGTGTTGTTAGCTCAAATAGCTATCGGTCCACAGGTAACGTCGATCGTCAACGCCAACATCACTGACGGCCGCCCATCCGTGCTAGCGACGCCGCAGCCTCCTGGTTCACTTCAGGCTTGGTTAGGTGACTCGACACAGCCACCACCGGGTTGGACTGTAGGTGACGGTCGTCCAATCTCTCGTACAGGGATAGGTGCGAACCTGTTTAGCATGTGGGGTACTCGGTTCGGTACTGGTGATGGCTTGACGACCTTCAACGTACCGGACGTCCGCGGCTTGTTGCCAGTGTTCTTCGGCGGTGGTATCGGGTTGGGAATGGGTGCCACGGGTGGTGCATCGCAGGTCGCACTGGGGAAGGGTAACATTCCATCAATGAACCACGTTCATGGAACGAACGCCGAAGGCAACTCGAGCTACCAGACGATATATACTACACCTGTCGGTGGGCAACAGTACGGGATACCTTACGCTAGCGGTCCAGCTCTGAATGTTACATTCTACCCAGCGCACGTCACGCAGACGACAGACCCTGGTGGCTCTAGCTCTCCGTTCTCAATCGTCCCGCCTGTCATTGGCGTCGTCCCCCTGCTCAAACTCTGATGGCGACGTGGCACATGATAGTCTCCGACATTAGCGGTAACGCTATTGGCGAGCTCACTAACGCTACCCAACGCCAGTTTATGTTCTTCCTTCAGGATACTAGTTCGGTTAGTTTCCAAATGAACGCGATGGATGACCAGGCTAGTATGGTCGACGAGCTAGACACCGACTGCCTTCTATATCGGGATAAAGAGTTGTTGTATCGCGGTCGGTTCGGAGCAACGACTGATACCCTAGGCTCGCCTGGTGGTCTAGCTGCAGGAGGTGAACCCGGTCAGCATACGGTATTGTTCTCGGCCGTGGACTATCGTGGTATGCTAGCTTATCGAATCGTACCTGACCCAGACGTCGTCTATACGAACGTAGATCAATCGACTATCGCATGGGACATGATCTCCGCGTCCGAGACGCGACTACCAGGTGCGTTTGGTATCACCCAAGGTGCTACACCAGCTTCTGTACAACGCACCTTCACGGCTACTGCTGGATCAATCGTCGGCGCCAACGTCGATGCTATATCCCAACTTGACGCGGGCTTTGACTGGAACATCGATTCACAGTTACGATTTAATACCTGGCCCGTACCGTCGAAGGGTGCGTACAATGAGTTAGGCCGCGGTAACGCACAGGGTATAACCTTGGTGTACGGTGACAACGTAATGGCCGCACAACGTACTCTGGATGCTACCAAGTATGCGAACTTGATTCGCTATACTGGCGGGACACCAACGGACACATCAGGCAATACTCTGCCAGCGCTCGTGTCTAACGTCAACATTGTGACTAACGCGTTGTACGAAGAGAGCTTCACTATCCGTGGTCGTTGGGAAGCTATCGATAGCGATACTAACATCATGGATCAAAGTACTAACGACGCCGCCGCACTTGGCGACTTGGTCATTAGAGCAGCTGGGATCCCTGCGTACACACTTACTCTAACAATGGGTTGGTGGGATCCCGATATACTTTGGCTAGGCGACTTAGTGAACGTGATTATTAACCACGGACGTATCGATGAGAACTTCATAGGTCGTGTATCTGAGATCGACATCTACCTTGGTGACGACGCCGACGAAGAGAGCGTAATAGTGACTGTTGGGCCTCGTATGGGTTCCCTACTCCGTCGTATATCTACCGAAGAAAGGAAGCACCTACAGATCGCCAAGAAGGTATGAAAGGAGGTAACTAATGGCACCAGGTAAGTTCGATCTGCAGATCTACCAGGGTGACTCGTACGACTGGCAGTTCAAACTCTGGCAAGATGCTGCCATGACAAACCCTGTGGATCTAACGGGGGTGACCGCGAAGGCGCAGATCCGTAAGGGTGCAGGCGTAACTGGACCGATTGAGCTAGCGTGTACGGTAACCACACCGAACATTGTGGATGTGAAGTTGACCGCAGCACTCAGTGATACTGCCTTCGACGGCGTTTGGGACTTGGAGCTAGACGGTCCTAGCGGCGTGACGACAGTCGTCGCTGGTACAGTTACAGTGACACCAGACGTGACAGAAGAAGGCAAACCTTGAGTGTAGTAGACTACACAGTCTCTGTCGTGGAGGAAAACCTCTGGGGCATAACTGTCGTCTCGGTTGCTGGCAAACAGGGTCCACCTGGTACCGCTGGTGCAGCAGGTGTCGGTATGCCTATCGGTGCTGGGATAGACTGGTGGAGTGACACCCTACCCGTAGAGTTGGGCGTAACGTGGATCTTCCTACACGGGCAGACGATTACGAACGGAGCGACACTCTATCCTGCTCTCGCAGCACTCTACCCAACTTGGGTGAGCGGAAGCAACCTCGTGGTTCCGGACACGCGTAAGCGTTTCGTCCTCGGCGCAGCGTCGGCTGGTGACTCCGCAGGTCCACCGGTAGGTACGCTCGCTGGTGCAGCTACGGCTACACTAACGACCGCGTACATCCCGCAGTTCGCGAGCGTCCCTGTTACGCTAAGCGGACTGTCGCACAGTCATGGTGGTGGAACTGGCAACGAGAATGCGCTGCACACCCATAACTTTCCCGCCACGAACATTGTCACGGTCGCAGCAAGTACCGGTTGGTACCTGACTGGTTCTGGCTTAGGCGTGGCGGGGATCACAGGGCTGACGTCGAACTCTGAGAACGTCGCCCACGCACACGTTGTCGGTGCGGATAGTATAGCCGGTGCAAGTGGTACGGTGACGTTTGGTTCAGCAGCACCCACCCCTGTGCCGACCGTTCCTCCGAACATCGCGTGTCACAAGATCGTGAGGGCGGCATGAGCAACGGCTCGGACATCATCGTAGAGGTCACCGAGACTGTCAACACGGTCATCGTCGAAGCAGCGCCGTCGATAGCCTACGTCAGCGCCGTCACACCGACTCCACCACCGACGATCGACGTCACAGTACCACCGGCGTACGTAGACCTTTCGGACATACCACCGAGCTACATGATCGGTGTGGGCAACGTGAACCTCGCACCGATCGAAGCGGTGACGGTGACCATGGAGCCCGTGCAGCCGATCAACGTAGTCGAGGGTCCGCCAGGGTACTTCATCCAGCTTGGGAACATTCCGGCTATACCGCCGGTCGAGGTTATCGAGGTTGCAGGGCAGCAAGGACCACAAGGTGTGCCTGGCCCGCCAGGTCAATCTGGTCAACCTGGACCACCCGGACCAGCTGGACCAACAGGCGCTAACTCGACTGTACCAGGACCACCTGGAGCAACTGGACCAGCGGGTGCGACTGGACCAACAGGACCTGCTTCGACAGTACCAGGACCACCAGGCGCTACCGGTCCTGCTGGCTCGACGGGTCCTGCTGGTGCTGCTGGGCCTGCCGGTGCTGCTGGTGTTGCTGGACCAGCTGGTGCAGCGTACGTAGACGTAGCGGGAACTGCTCCGCCGCCAAGCGCACCCACGATCTCGCCGCCCGAGGGCTTGCTCTGGGTCGACACAAGCACTTCTCTCGTCACAGCCATGCCGCTTCCTCCACCGATTACGACAGGAACGACGATTCAGACCTACACCGATCAGAACGGTGACGTATGGGTAGCCAAGAACGGCGTGAATGCAGGGGCGTGGAAACGGGCACGAGATGTGCTGCATGGTCGGGTCTACCGAACCGCGGCATGGAATGTGCCAACGGCTTGGACCTCGATGCCTTTCGATACAACGTCGCGTGACCCCTATACCATGTGGGTGCCCGCTAATAACGGCTATACCGTGCCGTTGGGTGGTATCTACCGCGTAACACTGTTGTGTTCTGTAGTCCCAACGGCCACAGCTCAAGCGGTTGCAATCCAGGTCCAGCAAAATGGGCAGGGTCAACTTGAGAGCAGTGCTCATGCCTCGACGATCTGGGGCATCGACGCGTTGAGTACTGGGGCGCTGATGTGCGTCGCTGGTGACGTTGTGTCCTCGCAGATAATCAGCACACCGAGTCTGCCGTTGTCACTCGGCACTCCAGTAGTCGGACAGAACTACTTCATGATCGACTACCTAGGAACGGGATAATGCCTACCTTGAAATACTGGGACGTTGCGTCAAACGCCTACGTTGTCTTGCCTGGTGCTCCTGGCGCAGTTGGGCCTGCAGGGGCAACTGGCCCGCAGGGTCCACCGGGAACGCCGCCGGCCGTTGTAGCTGGACGTATCTATGCAAGTACCCAGACAGTCGTTGCGAATGGCACGACGAGTTTGATCAGCTTGCAGTCGGCAGATTATCTCGTAGGCGGAATGACAACTACCGGGAGCAACGCGCTTGTTGTACCAACTACAGGCACCTACAACGTATCGCTCAACCTCCTCTGGCAGACGGGTGGCAACAGGGCTCCCGCTTCTGCAGACAACTTCTTGATGCTGTACCGTAACGGGACGCAGATACGTCAGTGGGACGTGTCTACATCCGCGAACTCCTGGATTGGTATATGCGGGAGTGACGACGTAAGCCTTACGGCGGGTGACTCACTGCAGATGTATGCCTACCAAGGATGTGGGGGTAACCTAGGTACCTACGCCGGTATCGACAAGACGTTCCTCTCTGCGCACTTGTTGACATCCGGACCAGTAGGAGCAACCGGACCAGCAGGGCCAATGGGAACTGTCACGAGTGTAGTAGCAGGTCGGGCCTACCGCAACGCGGCCTTTACGTCGTCGTCGGCGTGGACGACGATCCCTATGGACACCTTCAGCGGGTTAGGAGCGTACGACAACGGAGGCAACTTCAACCATACCACCGGGGCCTATGTGTGTCCGCAAACCGGTTATTACGCGGTCTATGGAGAGATGACCTACGACATGCCTAGCGGAGCGCCCTTGCTTGCGGGCATCTATCAGAACGGCACGCTCGCAACAATAGGTAGTGCTGCCTTATCGTCTTCTGCCGGGCAAGCGCTATTCGAATGCGTTTCCGACGTCCTTCACTGCAACGCCGGCGACACGCTCATGCTTGCGTCGTACACAGGTGCCGCTGCGCCCATGGCGATCAACGCTGGGCAGGCGAACTACCTTTCGGTCACGTTGCTCAGCGCTGGACCAACAGGACCAACAGGACCAGCTGGAGCTGCAGGCGCAACAGGACCCGCAGGACCAACGGGACCCCAAGGACCAGCAGGGCCAGCGATTGGTGCGGGTGCAGTTATCGGCATGACTGTGAACAGCACCTATACACAGCTGGTTGTAACTACTACCGCCAACCTAGCTACAGCGCTGGCTGTGACGTTTATTGCTCCGTCATCGGGACAAGTGACTGTCAGAATGGGAGTAGCCGCACAGGCAGTGTATACGTCCTTAAACGGTTGGGGACAAGTGACCGCACAGATGTACTCTGGTGGTTCACCAATCGGAGCACAGCAGGTCCTAGTATACAACAACGCAACCGCCGCGCTAGCAATGCGTACTACATTCGAGCAACTCTATACGGGCTTAACACCTGGACAGAGCTACACCTTCACTCCCTACTTCGTGGGTGGGAACGGGAATACCGCTTATGTGATGTGGGGTAGTACCGGAGCTATTTACTGGGGACCCGCGGAAGTAAGAGTCTTTGCAGCCTAAGGAGGAACAATGCCAGATGAGAACCCAGCCGTACCTGCCGACGAACCGCCGGAAGGGCAGCGGAACATCGAAGGTGAGAACCAAGGGATCGCTCGTCGCGATCCACCGGACGACCAACGCCAATGGCCTGAGCCGACAAGAGAGCCCGCAGAGGAACCGTCACACGAAAGGAGTAAGGATGACCCTGCACAGAGTCGTAATACCGAGTCCTAACTACTCGAGCCGAGGCTCGGGCGTCAGGCTGATCGTCGTCCATACAGCCGAGGGCGCGTTGACGTACCAGGCTCTCGGGAACTTCTTCGCCAACCCGTCATCGGGTGTGTCCTCACACACAGGCATCGACGACACACCGAATACGGTTGGAGAGTACGTCGCGAGGTCCAGTAAGGCTTGGACAGCCGCAAACGCGAACCCGTACAGCGTGCAGACCGAGCTGTGCGCGTTCGCTGCTTGGACCGTCGCAGAATGGGACCGTCACCCGACGATGCTTGAGAACTGTGCGCAGTGGATCGCGGAGGAGTCAGCCTCCTACAAGATCCCGATTCGCAAGCTCTCGGCCTCCGAAGCTCAAGGCGGAGCAGCGGGAGTATGCGGACACATAGATCTCGGTACGTCGGGTGGCGGCCACTGGGATCCAGGATACAACTTCCCGTGGGATCGCGTCATCGCGATGGCACAGGGAGGAGCTGCACCAACACCAAGACCAGAACAGGAAGGAGAGGACATGATCGCGAACACCGATGGGCAAGGCTACTGGGTGGTCAAGCCCGATGGCGCACTCTACGCATTCGGAGATGCACAGTACCACGGGGCACCGAACAACCCGAACGTGGTTCCGGCTGGGCAACGTATCGTGGGTATTGCTGGGCGTGGTAAGGACGGCTACCGGATCGCTGCATCCGACGGCTCAATCTACTGCTACGGCTCGGCGAGCTACAACGGCAGACCCGATCGGTAATGCGCGCCAATGTAGATAACGTTGCGTGGATCCTAGCGCTCTCGTTGGCAGTAACACTCTTCCTGCTGGTCGTAGCCATCTTCGCCCAGATCTTCGTATCGAGTAACAACCCTATGCTCAGCGGGCCAGCCAGTCAGACGATAGACTCTGCACTAACGGGTATCATCGGAGTGCTAGGTAGCTACATCGGTTACACTCTTCGGGACAAGCACGACGCTAATGGAAAACGGCAGAATGGATTGATCCCTCCGACTTCCTCTCCAGAAGGGAACGATCTCCCATCGTAAAGGTCCGCCACGCTGCGTAGTGCCTAACAGCATCTCTCGCGTGCTTTAGACCAGCTACGTAGATGTTGTACTTCTTGAGCTTGTCGTCTGTCCAGAAAGCCTTCCCTGTGGAAGCTGACTGCCATACCCCGGTAGTACCGGTCCGCTGTAGGTACAGCTTTACTACTCCGATGTACTCCTTCGAGACTAGAATCGTATTGCTCTGACCTCGATTCTCGAACGTCTCACATATGATGTACTCCGGTTCTAGAGTGTATAGTGTTCGGAACAGGGCTCTGTAGTGCTCCCCTTCCATTTGTTCTACACTCAGAGCCCACGGTTTCCTTTGATCTCGGACCACTGCTACTCCGGTTGTTCCGCCTGGATCAAGTGCCACTGCGTAGGTCATTCGCTCTCCTCATCTTCTCTGCCCATGTTCTAGTCTCTCGTGCCATTACAGTATGCGGACTGCAATCTGGATATACTTCGTTACACCATCGTGCGACTTCATCTGCGTCCTTGCGACTTAGTGGGTAGGTTTGGAATATCAACCTACGGCAGATTATTGTCCACCGCCGTGTCGAGATTCTTATCGCCATGTAAGATTGTACTCCTGCAGCTCTTTAGTTAGACTCGCGTGCCCCAAAAAATCCGATAACTCCCCGATTTTTTGGGGCACGCGAGTCTCTTATATTGACAACGCGATTCTAAGGGGTATAGACTGATTTTCCCCATTTATTTGCTGCGCACTTTAATGGGGCAAAATAGTCTAGTCTTCATCTGTCGGAAACTCTCGTTCAAACACCCTCTGATACCTTTTAGCCCCTGGGTCAAGTATACAGTGTTTGCACCAAGACTTGAAGCGTAAACGGTTCTTATCGAAGTAGAAGTTGTCTATAGACAACTCTCGATCGCCCTCATGATTTGGAGCGGAACATCTCTTCGTCTCAGGATGAAGGTCTCTCTTTATTGAGCCCTTGGGTCTACCGCGAACCTTAGCGTGTTTCATCAAGTACTACCAGTTCGTAGTCGGCAAACCACGTTGGGTCCTCTTTACCGTCAAGCTTAACACACGCTTCGTGGTCTTCGGCCTTAACAAATAGGACCTCGCCCAGCTTGTCTCGATACAGTAGCCACGTACCTCTTGAAGGGTATCGATCCTCATCTCGAGATATCCGTACTCGACAGCCTCCGACTACGTCTGCACCAAATCGATCCTTAAACGGCGTGATGGGAGAACCTACGAGTCGAAGATTGCCTAGGTCGAGGTTGTCCTTGTCACCATCGACAAACTCAACCTTTTCACCCTTTTCTAGACTTCGCTCTAAATGCCCCTCCATAATGAATCGGTGGTCAGCTACCCATCCGTCTTCCGTACGTGTACCCCAGTAACCGTTTCGGTTTTTATAACGGTCACCAACTTCTGCACTCTTTCCTCTCACAAACTACCCCAACTTTCTCCTATTGCTACATCTACCGGGAATGGTACAAAGTCACTGTAACACTCTTTCGCTACTTCTGGCATCACCTCCTCCATCAGCTTCGCGGTCTCCACAGGGGTGTCGGTCTCTACAAGTATACTGTCGTGCACCAGTAGCCGTATGTCAAGGTTATACTGCTCGTGCAGTACCATGGCAGCATTAAGACATATGTCGCTCGCGGTTGACTGGGGTATGAAGGCAAGGCCCTCCTTCACTACGTCGTACTTGTTGTCGTTTGTTACCAACCAGATGTGTCGGTGCCTACCGAAGGCTGTCGTCAGATCGTCTTCGCCATGGAGAATCTGGTCCTTAATACCTTCGCGCCACCTCGTCACGTCTGGGATCAGGTCGAAGAATGTATCGATATACTTCCTAGCTTCGCTAACCGGGATGTGATACTCTTGTGCCAACGAGTATTCCTCTCGCCCGTATGAAAGTCCAAAGACGACGGCCTTCGCACGTACACGTTGATCCTTAGTAAAGTTGGGCCCGAAGAATCGAGTAGCAACTTCACTATGAATGTCACGCCCGTCGGCGAAGAGCTGACGGAGGTACTCATCCTTAGCTTCGCAAGCCATAACACGTATCTCTGCTCCTTTGAAGTCGGCCTGTACGAACGTCTTACCCTCGGACGGTATGAACATGCGCTTCATCGCCGACTCGCGAGGCACGTTCTGCAAGTTCGGATTACGGCAACTAAGACGTCCCGTAGTCGTTCCGTGAAGTAAGAAGGTTGGGTGCACTCTTCCTTTGTACAGACGTCTAAGGGTACCCTTAATATACGTGCCGTAGAGTTTAGTCTGCCGACGATGCTCTAGCATCAGTCTCACAAATCGTAGTACGTCCTCGTCCTTCGACAGCGTTAGGATTCTGTTCAGCGTTTCTACGTTCGTAGACGATACCTCAACACTTTCCTTCTTCAACGCAGCACGCACCTGAATAGGACTACGAGGGTTATCTACCCATCTTCCTAGTCGCTTTTCCAGACTGTAAAGGTCAGCTTCGAACTCGTCACGTATTTGGTTTGTGTACTGCAAGTCAACCCGTAGACCTCGTAGCTCAGCGGCCATGAGCATGTCGCTTGCGCGTACCAACATATCGTGTACGCGTGTAACACCTTCCCGCTTCATCTGGTCGTCGTATATGTCCTTCAACGAGAATGTACATACAACGTCGTACGCGTTGTACTTGTACAGGATCTCTCGTGGTACGTGTGCGAAGTTGTCACCCTTCTTCTTCAGGTACTTATGGATCTCGATGGCGTAGTTGGGTGCGTCTAACTTCTCTCTTGCCAGGTACTTAAGTCCATGAGTTCCTTGCCGTTCATCCACTGCGTAGCTGGCGAGCATTGTATCGGCGTCGAGGTGGGTTTTACCGATAACGTGCTGCAGCCCCGCGAGATCAAACTTGCCATTGTGGGCGATGACCCGTACCCCCTCATCTCTAAGGACGTTGCCGAGCATATCCCGCACTCCGGCGTCTTGTAATGCGGTCTCACCAACAACGATGGCACGTCCAGGAGCGTAACATAATCCAACACACAGCAGCTGATATCGATCAGGATGGATGAACTCTGTGTCCTTCTCTGCTCCGACCTCGATGTCGACAACCACGTCGCCAGATTTCCTGCGCAGCTCGGACAGTGCGCGCCTAGCGACAGGCCCTTCATCAAAGACCCTAAAGACTGGGGCTTCCCAACGAACGTCGACATTGCTCTTTACCTTTCCTATGTCATCAACTAATAGAGGGAATGCGTCTGGCATACGTAATACGTACGCAGGGTGTACGGTCGGTACTACTCGGACTCCGGGGTAGAGGTGGGACTGTCTTGCTGGTCCGACTCTGAAGCTGGTGATTCCGACCTTGGTATCAAAGACAGCGGCGGCCGCGACGTTTCCGAGAGTGATGATGGGTGCACCGTCTTTAGTGGCATCTGTAACCTCAGCTCGGAGTCTTCCACTGCACGCTGCCACATCACGGCTAGTTGGAGTCGCATTGTCCTTTGGCCGGCAAAGGCATGCGTTGGTGATGAAAGCTCGGTCTCTGCTAAATCCATGGCCTCGCAGAACTGCGTCCAGCAACTTTCCGCTTGGGCCAGTAAATGGAATACCCTTTCGTGCTTCCTGTACCCCGGGTGCTTCTCCAATGATCACTACCTCCGTTCCTTTCTTGGCGGGATATGACGGTACGAATATGCAACTGTTGTTGTTTAGTCCGCAGTCTTCACAGTGTGCGAGAGGATGGCGCCTCATGCTACGCACCAAGCGTGAAAGCGTTCGAGACTAAGTAACGCTTCAGGAGTCTCTTCCTGTACGAAGAAATCCTTCGGTCGAGATGCTGAGTACGATTCGGACAGGTCCAGCCCTTGCAGACCTAACACCACAGGGGCAGACGAGTCAATCCCTCGAACTATGCCCTGCTCTGCTAGGTCCTTCGCTTCTTCCAATCGTGTCGTACAGCCGAGTGCATGGATAGACTTGTACGTCCACTTGCGGATTCTCCTTGCTCCAAGAAGTCTAGCATCGGGTCCTAACGCCTTAGTCATGACTCTAGGCAATGCTAGACTCGCAACTCCCATGTCTAGTGCTGACATTAAGATGCGCTCGAACTCTTCCCATGTCGCACAGTGTAGGACCGCCATGACCTTGAAGCCTCGGGCTGCTTCCATAAACCTCCGGAGATTGTGTAGGGTTCCTGACATCTCTCCGTATACGTCAGGAGCTATCACCTCGTCTACCTCTAGCTCCCACGCCATGTACAACAGGTCCTCGGTGCTGATGTGCTCGTCTTCCGCTGCACCGTTGTCGAGGATCTTGAAGCCTTTCACGTTCTTGTAAAAGTCGTAGTAGACCTTGTTGGGTATCAGCTGAGGTAAGATCATATGGTACCCGTAGTTACTGATCCTGGGCATCATCGACAAGGGTACAATCGGTGCGTAGTACATAGTTCCTCCTTTCTATTTCCCGAGTTATATACCAGATAGCCTTACGCATGTCTTCTTCCGCATCGCTCTTTAGTCCTGCACGCCACAGGTACTTAATCGCATTGCCGATGTTGAAGCTGAAGTGCTCCACGATGTCGATACACTCAATGCCTGTTGGATGACGATTGTAGTGTACCGGATGGTTTACAGGATCATCCGAATCGGGCAACGTTCACCTTCCTCTTCTTACGGTACACTACCTCTACGTCAACTCCTAGCAGACCGATCAAGAGGCACCAGTAATGAAACACGTCGATGAGTTCAACCTCCATTAGGTCCTTCATCTCGTCGAACGTCTTACTGCCACGTATGTACTTCTTGAGTAGGTCAGCTACTTCGCCTGATTCACCACAAAGACCTAACACGAACGTTCTAAGTTGGTGCTCTCCGTCTTCGTAGTCGAACCAACGATTGGAGTCACGTTCCATCTCGTCGATGTAATCGTTAAGGTCCATCATGCTGTCTCCTTGTATGATGCGTTGAGGATACGAGCTATCTCGCTGATACGTTCCCATGCCTCAGTAGGGGACAATCCCATATTGATAGGTTGTCGAAATACTACTTCCCTGATCTTCGCTACTATCTCAGCATCGGTCATTTGAGGAGGCCCAGGAACTCTGCTCGTGCATTGTTACCTTCCTCTCTGAATGCTCCTCGCATCGCTGACGTTGTAGTCTTTGCATCTGCCTTCACACCGCGTATGGCCATGCATGTGTGCTCTGCCTCTAGTACTACAGCAACTCCCCGTGGCTCTAGGGATGCCTCTAGGAAGTCAGCTATGGCCATTGTAAGGTTCTCCTGCGCCCATAGACCTCGCGCCTTCCACCGTACTGCTCTGGCGACCTTACTGAGCCCGGCAATCTTACCCTGTGGAATATAACCCACGTGGGCCCGTCCCATGAATGGCAACAAGTGGTGCTCACAGAGTGTCACGAACGTGATCTCACGAACGAGTACCATCTCGTCGCAATCGGAATCGAACGTAGTGAACTTCCAGTAGTCGTCGTTCTTGCCCATCAGCTCACGGAAGGCTTCGACAAACCGCTTGGGCGTGTTCTCTTTTACCTCCTCCGACATCTTCCCTACCTCTCGGACAAGGAAGGATGATATACACGTCGTCGAGGGTTCCTGATCGATCATATAAGATTCGCCTCGTGACACTAGATACCCCTATCTATTCCGGGCCAGATGAACTTATGTACCTGTACGTTTAGCTTCCATGGCAGGTTGTTCGCAAGCACCCACTCGACCAGTTTCGCCTCTGGAATCAGACCCCACGCAGCGCCTACGTAGAACGGAGCGTCGACCTGGTGTCGCATGTCCTGCCACAGATCAACTGCCTCGTGGAAGTCGTCTTCGCTGGCGATTACGAACTTCACTGCATCCTTCTGTTGCAGCCGCTTGACGTTTTGTATCCGTATGCCGATGCCTCGATCAGCCTCGCCTGATCCTTGCAACTTCCAGTCCATGATCACTGTGACCTGAGGTAGCGTTATCCATTCGGGAAACGCTTTCAAGGAACCGTTAGTGAACATGTCGATTGTGTACACGTCGTCGGTCATGATCGTTACTAGTTCGTCAAGCAGCTCTGCTGGCTGCATTGTAGGCTCGCCGCCTGTTATACAAACGTTCTCGCCAGGTTCCTCTGCGACCCTGCTCAGAACCTCAGCGACACTCATCGACGGATCGTGCTTCCATACCTCAGGATAGATCGCATACGGTGTGTCGCACGGCCAACCTGGGCATCTCATGTTGCACCCTGAGAACCTAACGAAGACTGTAGGCGTACCCACTCGGGGCCCTTCGCCTTGGACACTCGGGTATATTTCGTTTACCTTGAACTGCTTCATGCGGTTACCTCCCAGGTTGCACTGTTCACCTGCGTCTCCCAGACCTCCACTTTGACTCGAGCTAACCCACTTGTGTCGAACTCATGTAGAGCCCATGTACCTATCCACTTGGCGATGTTCTCCGTTGTAGGATCTCCATCGCAGGTCTTAAGTCCCGGGTAGTATTTCTCGTAGGCGGTTACACCCAGCGGCGCCAGTAGCGGATCTTGGTCGTTAAGTAGCAGGTGATGATCATAGACTGTATCCAAGTGGCGCCTGTATACAGCTTTTACTTCGTGGAAGTCTAGACCTAGTAGTACACCGTCAGGGTTCACAGGCCCTTCGAACTCTACGACCGTCCACATACTATGTCCGTGAATGTGTTCACACTTCCCCTTCAGCAGACTTAGTCTGTGTGCTACCTCCATGTTGTGCCGAACTTTTAATGTCTGCATGTCGTTGCTTCACCTCCTCTTTCAGTTTCTCAGCTGTCTTGGTTTTCTTCGTTCCGTGTGTCGGGTTGTGTATGCTCCAGCACTCTTCTGGATGACAGTTGTGCTGGCTGCACCAGGCTGACCATGGCTTAGGCATAGACGGTCGGATCTACTACGCCTGCCAATGAGAATGCTTCACGTCGCTCTACGCAGGTCCCACACTTCCCACAATGCTTCTCTCCGCCGACGTAGCACGACCACGTCTTCTCGTACGGTACACCTAGCTGGTCACCGATGGCTACGATCTGAGCCTTGGATATGTTGATGTACGGAGCGATGATGGAGCCGTCCCAGAAGCCGTTGGTTGCTGCTTGCTCCGCAATGTCGAACAGGTCGATGAAGTCGGGGCGGCAGTCAGGGTAGATGAAGTGGTCTCCTGCATGCATACCCGCCGCAACGAACCTCGCCTGCTCTGCAACCGCTACACCAACTGCTATGGCGAGCATGATCGAGTTCCGGTTTGGTACAACTGTTGCACGCATGGACTCTTCTGCGTAGTGACCTTCAGGGACCGCTACGCTATGATTCACGAGAACACTCTCCGACGACGACAGCAACATACCTACTTGTTGTAGGTTGATAATGTCGTGTCGGCCTTTGAGTAGTTCGGCAATCTCAGCTGCGCAGGCTAGTTCTTTCACATGTCGCTGACCGTAGTCGAATGACAGGTAATGAAAGTCTGCCTCTAGGTCCTTTGCTAGGTCGTAGGCCAGTGTGGCGCTATCCATACCACCTGACAAGATTACTACTGCTGTATCCATAGTCCTCCTAAAGTAGCGCCGTTAGACGCTCGGTTCCTCTGGTCTTTGTTCGCGCAATCAAACCCCTCTGCTCTAATGTATCGAACGTCGAATCAGCTTCACGCTTAGTCAGGTGATAGTTCCTCATCAGTTCACTACGCGTTACACCAGGATTCCGTTTGATAGCACCGAAGATGAGTTCGATGTGCTTCTCTGTTGCACTGATTCCTATATTGGACATCACCTCCATTGCAAACTCACGCCACTGTGTGACGTACTGAAACGCCTTTAGGATGTCGCCCTCGGTTACGAACACCGGACCTTCTCGCATTCGGCTAGCTGCAATCAGTATTGCTGCCTTCAATCCCGACTTCGCCAAACGGTCCATTGTTGGTGTCATCATGTCCTGGACGAGACTCTTGATACCCGACTCAAGCAGTCGTAGCTCCATGGTGTTGTATAGCTTCCAAGCGTCTGGTGTCAGTTTAACTTCTGGCCTATCTTGTACCGGAATCACGATCGATCCTGTCTTGACTTCGATCTGCCGTTGATACCTAGCCTTGAACGTTGCCAGCCTAGCTCTTAGCAACTCACGTCCGGAGATAGTTCGATCACTTGGCGGTCCTAGGGGACGTAGCTTGCCTAGGTTCGACTTAGCAGTTACGAAGATGAATCGTGGTAAGAACCCTGAGTAGACGAACTCGTCACCTAATAGAGACAGGATCTTAGTTTTGATTCCTCCTGCAAACAGAATCAGTACAGGATCCTTAACCTCTATGATCTCCCTACGCAACTGCCTCTTCTGGAATCGACCGTCGTACATCTTAGTCAACGTCTCTGGCATACCCGCGTAGTAGTCCCTCTTGGTTATGACTTCGATGAAGCCACTGAACTCGTCACGCAGGAACAGACTTGGTCTTCCTGGCCTCATTGCTAGTGCTGAGAACAAACCTTCAATCGACCCGTCTGTCGCTAGTATGATATCGGAATCTATCTCCGTCAGTAGATCAACGGCCAAGTCTAACGCGGTTGACTTTCTTGTCAACGTTGTATCGGCCATCAACAGGAACCACAAGTTAGGTGCAATAGGACCGAACGACGTTTGCAGTTGTACGGAACCTGCCATCAGACAACTCAGGCATACGAAAGCGCCAGCGTGGTGGTACACCTCTGCAGCATCTCCAACACCCTTAGCCCAGTCGACGTAGTCCTCTACAAACGTTCGATCCTGCTCCGTAGCTTTAAGGTCACCGTCTGATAGAAGATCAGGGTTCTTAAAGACGGTTGCCTGTTCGATAACCTCAGCGCGTTCTCGTACGCGAGCCCAGGCTTTGCAGACTTCCCGCCATAGTAACTTCTCACTACGACCGTCTCGTCTATACTTGTTACACTTTGCTTCACGCACGATGCTAAAGATGTCCTCCCGAGTTAGCTGCGACTCGCAAAGTAGCATCTCCAGATTCCAAAGTGACTTGGACCAATCCGTAGTTGGTTCTAGTTGTAGTAAAGGCCAGACCGCACTATCAAGGTCATTCTTGAATCGGTCAAGAAGCGTCTGCGCATCCTCGATGGAATCAGGGAACGGCCACATCGCGGACACGTCTTCAGTCACCACAGGGTAGACGTGGAAGTCTTGTAAGGTAACTGAGTCTCCTGCAGCCTTCACCTGAACTGTTGCAGGCGGGTCGTACTTGTAGTTGAGAGTAAACGGTACACGTAGTAGCTGGGTAAGATCCCAACCGGACTTGTCCGCTCCTTGCTCAGCGTGGAAGTATGCTATCTGCTTCGAGACATCTTCAGCCTCTAATGGTTCCGCAGGCCTGTCAAGCAACCAGAGGGCTTGATATCGATTAGGACTAGACTCGATAACAACAGTAGGTGGAACTAGCACTTGCTCTGGTGAGCACGTATCTAGGTCCGCCCAAGCTGAGGTACAGATGTCGACGTGTTCCTTCTTCCTGGAAGGAGTATCGAACAACATCGGACAGAACCACACGTCGTGGTTCATTACCGATTCGTTTATGTACTCGCCTAGTGCATCTAGCTCATCTGGCCATTGAAAGAACTGTTCCTCGAATGCCCCTTTGTTCGCTACTCGTCTGGCGATACAAAGGTAGCCTGAATGCGCCCTGTCGAATACGACTCTGAAAAATGTTTCCCTCCGAGTTGCGGTTTCCTCTGAGAGAACCAGAATAGGGATAGCGGCCAATCAGATCCCCTTGGTGGCCCCCGGGAGTAGAGGCTATCCCTCTACTCCCGGGGATCTGGCGGTTATGGCAGTAGTGAGTCAGCGGCCTCATCGGCGCCGAGAGGGAGGGTTCGCTTGACATCGTTCACGAGGTCACCGTTGTACGTGCGTTGTGCGATAACGCCGATGACTGTCGAGTTGACGATCTCCTCTGGTTCGAAGTCGAGCTCACCTTCCAGTTGCTCGTTCGAGAATGTACCACTCGCGCGGAGTAGTCCCTTGAGGTTGAAGAGCGACCGTTCATGAATCACGGTGTTCATCCACACCTTACGGTTCTCGTACTTCGTGTCACCGTCAGAGCTTGAGATGATGGTGAACTCCCAGTTGATCATGGGAGTACCCTTTGGCACCTTGCCGTCGTTCTTCACCTCGCGCATCTCGTAGCCGGTCACCTTCAAGATGTACCGACCAGCGGGCAGAGCCTCAAACGTTCGGTCATCAATGTCAGTTAGATTGAGTCTCACTGTTTCTTCCTTTGAGATAGTCGTGAACCATTTGCATCGTTGGCGCTTCCATTAGTTCCGGCAGCCGGTTACTTCTGTCTTTTGCCTGTTGCCGTTCCGTTCCTTGTGTGAGTACCAACGTTTGGGTCTTCCTGTTTCCGTCTGTGCGGACCTCCTTCCTATACATGAACAATACAATGTCGACGTATCCGGACACCTCGCCCTTCAGTTTACCTGGTAGCGATGGCCTGGACTTAATCGTGTTCGTACGCTCATCCCGATCTTCGCTTACGAGAGCCGTGAAGATCACGTTGCAAGGCAAGTCGCGGAACGCTCTGACGAAGCGTCGCACCTGCTCACTGTTCTTACCCCATTCGCGAAGCGATGCTATGTCAGGATCACGATCTGAGTCCTTCTGGGTTACTACCCTCATGATCTCTGACATGGAGAACTTCTGTAGTTCGGACAAGCTGTCGACAACAATCGTCTTGTACGGGTTCTTGTCATACAAGCTACCGTACAGCCTGTCGACCTTCTCCCAAGAGGTCAACCGTACGACGTTGATATCAGGCATGTCCTGTAGTGAAAGTGTTCCTCCTTCGAAGTCAAGTACTAGTACGGGCTGCATCTCTGGTACTAATACAGACGACCCTGCGAAGCGTGTCTTGCCGACTCCTGGATCTCCGTACACCAGTAACTTAAGCCACTCGTACGCCTCTGGTGATACGATACGCAGGCCGGCTATCGTATCTGGAGTCAGTACTGGTGGTGCCTCTAGTAGGTCTCTTGCTTCAGGCATTATGCTCTCCGTTCGTAGTTCTCGTCTAGGATTGCTTCTGGGTCTCTTCCTTCGTGCAGAGCTAGACAGGGTGCAAAGAACGAACAGCCGTTACAGTTCATCCTTGAAGGTGTTGGATAGATGCTTGGGTTACTCAGCATCTCGCGTGCTTCCAACTGGATCCTTCTTTCCACTACCGCGAGTGTCTCAGGTCTAAAGATAACCTTCGTCCTACGAACGAACTGCTTCTGGTTCATCTTGAGATAGTCCAACATGCCTTGGTACGCGCTCTCTTTATACCCACCTTCGCGAATGGCTTGTAGGTACGTTTCGTAAGTCGTGTCCTGCATCTTGTTCATACTCAGTGTACCATCTCGTAGTACCTTTGGCTTCTTGGGTGCCTTCTTCCGAAGCTCGTTGTAGATGACTCCGCGTACTTGAAGTCCGAGCTGTATCCAGATAGCCCAGGCATACGAGCTGCACTGGTCGTCTAGTGCCAACCATTCTACGTCGCCGAACTGTGCAGTCGTCTTATGGTCGACTAACCAGTAGCCGTACTCGTCCTCAGCTATCAAGTCGATACGTCCTTGGTATACGACTCCAGACATTCCTGGTATCGGTACCTCGAACTCGATCTCTACATGCGTAGGAGTAAAGGCATCATGGTTTGGTGCATAGGCAAAATAAAAATCGAGCATGTCCAAACCCAACTGACGTAGCTCGTTCCAACGCTCCTCGAACTCAAGCGGACCTACTCTAACCTTAATGCCTACTTCTTTAATGGCATTAAGAAAGGCCTGACGAGTATTCTCCTCCATCAGGCCTTGGTCGCCCCACGTCAGGGGTTGGTAGTAAGCCTCAAGGGCTTTGTGCATCGCTGTGCCGAAGTCTAGGGCTTCGATGCGTTGTATGGGTTCGTAGTTCTGTCGGATCTTACTTGTGTAGTCCCACAGTACACGACAACGTTTGAAGTACGATCTGTCGCTTGTACGAATAACTTGCACCCGTTGTCCATTCCGTTATAAGTGAATATATCTATTATAACGGATTCAAAGATGGAAATCAAGGGTGCTATTTAGAACGGGTCTCGAATCCACAACCGTGCGACATCGCACAGGGCGACGAACACGGCGTCTTTGTCCTGCTCTCGCTGCTCTAGCATGTTGAACGGCACCATGTCGGGGTGGGTTTTCGCTACCGGATCACGGACTTCGCCGTAGGTCCATCCCATCGTTGCGTAGGCCAGCACCCAATCGTCGTGGAGTTCCTCCGGTGAGTCCTTCCGATCGGGACCGCACTGGCGCTCGATTACCTCACGGAACTGGATGCGGAATGGTGCCTCCCGCTCGTTCCACGGTTCGGGCACGACAGGCGCATCGACAGCTATGGCCTGCAAGCGTGCGGCTTCATAAACGAACACCGCTCGCCGTTCGTTTTGAGATTCGCTGAACGACCTACGACTCATTTTTCCTTTCGCCTCAGGGGGAACGGGGAAGCAGACTCGACACAAGGTGGTGACTGAGGTCAAATCGCCATAACGCCGCAAGTCACCACGGCTTTCGACCCGGTGGAATGTCGGCGGTTTGCCGCCCTCGTTGACGCCGTGGATCATCTGTGTCTCGAAATCCAGCCACACCAATGTGTCCAGGTCAGGAGCGGCTCGGTATCCGCAGGCCCCTGGTGGGTTGACGACAGGCAAGTCAAGGTCGGTGTGCAGCTTGTCAGTCACGGCTCCTCCTGTATTGGTGGCGGGTCGAGGGCCGTCATCAGCCGACAATGCGGGCACTCGTCAACCGTGGTGTCCTCGACGCATGGCAGATAGTCAAGGGCTAGTTCAGCCGCCGCCCGCAGCCGCTCGATCTCGGCCAGCAGCTTGTCGATGCCGATGGCCTCTAGGATGGCGGTAGCGATGACGGCACAGTGCTCGTCCAGCGATACCGGACCGTCGAAGCTCCCGACCTTGTTCCGGATCGCCCTTGCTGCCTTCTCCGTCAGCGCGGACTCAGTCGATTTGACCCAGGGACCCCGCGGGACTGCATTCACGAGCGCGCCATTGGCGGGCGGCGGGCGATCCCACGTCTTGCTCTCGGGGTGGTCTTTTCGGGGATTTGGCCAGCCGCTCACGGCTTCTCCTGTATTGGTGGCGGAACCTCTTCGCCGTCCTTCGTCCATTCGGTCCAACGGCCGCCTACCCAGCGGGGAACGTTGCCGCGGTCGGCTACTTCGGCCATCCATTCTCTGAGCCGAAGCCGCCAATACGGCATGTCGCTGGGCTGGTGCCCCATCAGGATCCCGTAGATGCGGGGGGCGGCGATTGGAGCGAAGTCATCCAGAGCGGCGTCCAGCTCGGCCATGCTGTCGATGGACTCGTAGATGAAGTTGACCCGGTAGGCACGCACGATCCGCAGGAGCTTCTTGTTCTCGGCCCGCAGCCGCCCTAGTTCGGTGCTCTCGTCAGGCATGTTATTCATCGCGAAACTTTACGAACTGTGGGTGGCGCCAGCCGTCGACTAGCTTACCGTAGTGCTTCACTTCGAATACTCTCCCGATCAAGTTGCCCCTGTGGTCGCTAATCCACACCCGCGTGCTGTCATCCATCCCGCTGCAGTTGCCGAATGTACCATCAGCTGCCACGAACGTGATCGCTCCGATAAGGCCCGTGTACTTGCCTTGACCTTCTTTGTACCCGGTGATGCGAACGTCTATCGTCTCTTCGGCTTTCCACTTGAGCCAGGACTTGTGGCGCTTGCCTGCGTACGGCGCGGAGAGGTCTTTAAGAATAGAACCTTCGCCGTACTTGTCGATGTTCGCACTGTGCGCTTCTTCGGTAGCTGCAGTCATTCCAATCACGGGTACGTAGGGACTGTAGCCCTTCAGAAGCTTTTCCAGGATGCTCCGTCGCTCCTCGTATGGTTGTGCTCTGAGGTCTCGATCTCCTAGACGTAGTATGTCGAACACTATATACGACAGGTACCGCTCTTCGAGTTGCTGCTTGTCAACACATACGTCAACTCCACTACCCATGCATCGACTGGTAAAGTTGAAGTCGGGGTCTCCGTTCTCATCCAGATATACGACTTCTCCGTCGAGGCGTAGGTCGTCTCCATACCTCATGCATATCGCGAGAGCATCTTCTACTCTCGGTAGTTTACCAGTCGCGTCGTGGTTGGTTCGAGTCCAGGCTCGAATATGTTCACCGCCTGCCTCTACCTGAAGTCGCCAGCCATCGATCTTCGGTTCCATTACGAACCGTTGCTTGTCCAGCTTCGCGAAGTCAACCGACTTCAGTGTCTTGCATTGTGTCAGCGGAAACGGATCGTTCATGCTAGCTTGGCCTGTATCGCGTCTACACCCTCACGGACGAGATTGCTGACTTCCAACGTACTAGGCCAAACACCTGGCACTACTGTCTTCCATTCCCCTTCGTGCTCGCACACGATAAAGACTTTCGGACCGTGTGCAATGAGCAGTGCCTCTAATGCTAGGCCCACCTGCTCATTATGATCCAGGTCGTACAAGCCTTCTACTGTTGCTTCGTACTCCACTCTGCTCCTCTCATCTAGCTTCTACTTCTATTATATAGCAAGTCCTATATGACAATCAAGGGTGCTATTTTGGTTTCCTGATTTTGATTCTGTCGGAAGGCCTCTTGAGCCTTTCCACTGCGGCCACAGGGCGACGCTCTCGGGAGGGGTTGGGGAAGTTAGATTCTGTCAGACCAACGTCAGGGTCCTTGCCTTCTAGAATGTTACAGAAGACACGGGCCCATCGTTGTGACCCCATCTGGTGTTCTGCCGTTACAACGTTCTCATCAGCAGTCACGCTAACCGGATTCAAGACTGCTCCGGCTTCACTCAGCAACTGTCTGGAGCGTAGGAGTGGGAAGAAGGATACACGCTTCCCGACAGCTGCGTGCCTGATGGTTGGTACGGAACAACAGATGGCAGCAGTAGGCCGGTCCCCGTTCCCTTCCACTAGTGCCAGAGCATGATCGTCGGTCCAGTATGCTTCTGTGTCCTGCATATTGCCGGACACGAACATCAAAGCATCGAACCGGTCGTTAAGCTCCCGCGTACCTACTTGGTACAGTATCCGATCGATGGTGTTCGGACGAAGAGTGATCTCGTCTCGTACTAGTGTGTCTTGGGAGACAACTTCGAACTCATGACCACGCTTAGTCATAACTCCGAGAGCCGTCCATAGTTCATGTCCGTTGTAACGCTTGGCGCATACAACGAGTACCTTCACTTAGTCGCTTGACTCCTTTCCTCTTCGTACCGCTTGTTGACTTCTGCCATCGAGATCGGCGTTGGCTCTGCATCGACCTGCGAGCCGCTTCCTGTACCTCGTGACGCTTGCGTTGGACGCCAATCTTCGACGTTCTGGATTGTGCCGTCGTCCAGCATCTCTTTGTCGAGGCGCGCCAAGTACATATCGCCGTCACGCTGAAAGACCGTGACTGGCAAGTCATGCGACTTGATGTACGCCGTCAACATGGAACGCAACGCCACCGTTGATTGCTGAGCACCCTCGAGGTCCAGCTTCACGACTAGGTGGCCCGACTCCATGAAGCCCTTCAGCAACGGGTAGCTAACGCGACCTCGATGGCCACCTGACCTGTTGCTGATCTCTCTTGGGTCGACTGGTATAAAGTCTACCAACTGTTCTTCCTTTCTGTTCCTGTATAAAAGTTTTTACTTTTATACTTTCTATTATATATGGGAACAGAGGGAAAAATCAAGGGTTCATTTAGGTGCTATTTGGGATCACCCAAGATAGCACGTATCCAGGATTCCTTTAGTTCGAGCATCTGTCTCTTGCCTAGGTCGACGGTGTTCCGGGCCACGATGTCGATGACGTGAACCGCGTTGAGCTGTCCGATTCGGTGAAGCCTGTCTTCTGCTTGACGGTTGAGTGCCGGCGACCAGTCACGATCGAGAAAGACCACCGTGCTTGCTCTCGTGAGTGTGATGCCGATACCGCCAGCTCCCAGTGTACCAGCAAAAACGTGTACGTTACCTTTCTGGAACTGCGTGACGTTCTCCCGCCTTTCGTCTTGGCTCGTACTACCTGTAAGGGTAACGTACGGAATGGATGCCGTATCGAAACGTCTCGCTGCAAGGTTGATAAGCTGCTTGAACCGACTAAAGACAACAACCGGTTCTTCGGATTCATCCAGCACCTCCATGAGTGCGTCTAGCTTCGAACTTGGTTCTGATAACCGAATACGACCAAGGTCTGGTTCGTACTCAGCGAACGCCACTGCGAACTGCTGCAGGCGGATAAGCTGCGCAATCACCACAGGGGCGGCTAGGACTTCCTCCTCATGTTCGCCAATCCAGGCAATCATCTCCTTCCGCATTGTGTCATATGCTCGACGCTGTACTGGTGTTAAGTCGACTTTGATCTCCGTGTAGTACTTGTCAGGGAGATCTGGGAGAACGTCTTCTTTACGCCGTCTCACGTAGAACGGTTCGATCTCTTCGTGGATCTTGTCTAGGTTCTTAGGACCGACTGTCACTCGTACGGTTCGACCTCTGAAGTACTTGGTCTCAGTCTCGACGTACTTGTTGAAGAATCTCCAGTACGAAGTATAGGTCTTTGGATACAACCAGTTTAGGATACTCCATAGTTCGTCTGGCCTATTGACGACTGGTGTACCTGACATGGCTGTCATGTACGCGACCCTCTTTATAGCCTTCAAGGCCTTCGTCTGTTGCGCCTTTCGATTCTTCGCCCTGTGGCACTCGTCAGCGATCACGTGTAACCAGGTCGCCTCTTGCAACTCAGGCATTAGTCTCAATGCCTCCCAGTGAACCAAGAACACGTCACCTTTGATTGCATGCCAGAGAGCCCACGAACCTTTACGGTCTTTGGGATCTAGTGCGACGACCTTTAAGTCGGTTAGGTCCTCGAAGTGGTTCTTCCAGACGTCTTCGAGGATAGTGAGCGGTGCCACTACTAACGTAGCTGCGTGTCCTACTCGGTCGCGAATCATTTGATCCCTAGCAATCGCCTCGTAAGTCTTACCTGTGCCCATGTCATTAGCGATCAAGGCACCTGTAGCACTTACGAGGTAGTCGACATCCTCAGCCTGGAACGGAAACAGTTTAATCACTTACCAGTGGTCTCGCTTCCTAGGGTGGTCAGTCTTGTGATCGCTACGCGTTCTTAGTTCTAGGTGTTCAAGATTCACACACTGAGGCTCTTCACACTTATGGTGCAGTACCAACCCTTTAGGTATTGAGCCACGCTCTTGCTCCCAGAGCCATCGATGTGCTACGTAGCCTCTAGTCCGTCGAGTATCTGCGATCCAAATACTGAAACGGCCGTACCCGCTAGCGTTCTTAGCACCTGTCCAAAGCCAACACGTTTCGGTTTTCTGAACGTGCTTGAAGAATGTTTCAGAGGGAGGATGATGACCCACGTTACGTCCTCCATCCAGACACCACAGCTAAGACCTTATCTAGGACTTCCTTGGGTACCTCTTCGGTATGTTTACACGTTCCACGATACTGCCAGCTCTCACAGGAGCAGATGAACCCTCCAAGCCTAAGTCGCATCGTGTAGTGGAACATGCCTGGTCGGCTTGTGCTCTCTGTCCTCCACACGATCGCTTCACCTAGGAAGCTGGATGTGAAGTCAATCTTCATCGCTTGCCGTTGCGCCTCCCTCTGATCAGTAGCGACCGGCTTAACATCTCGGCTCGCACGTCTGGTCGTGTGTAGCCTGGGATAGTTGTGTATCGCTTCGGGTACTTGTAGTACCGTTGGAACACCTGCATCGAGTTGTCCAAGTAATCGTACCGCTCTGTACGACAACGTGTACACCGTAATGCTAGTGCGCCCTTGCTGTGCCTGAAGTACTCACTGTCAACTTCACCGTTAGGGTTGTCATCCCACGAGTGTCCAAGCATCCTGCACATGAGGAACTTGTCTGTCAGTTCGTGTATCTCCAGCTTCTCCTGCGCACCACGCGTCACTTGATACGCTCCGCAATCCACATATTGCCCTCATCGTCCTGCAGAAGGATCATGTCCTCTACATGTTTGAGGCCACTGAATGTGGGTTGCGTTCCGTTTCGTCGTCGGACTTTGCCTGTACGACCTCCGGCTACTCCGTGTTGCACTCTCTTATGGGTTCCGATGTAGCCTGCGACGAACGGCTTCTTGCAGATGTCACAGGTTACCTTGGCACCCTTGGTTTGTCTTGCAGCCATTGTTCCTTTCCGTTTCCCGTTACTCGTCTTCCGTTTCTAGCGTCGCGGTGATGGCCACCTTTCCGTACTGGAAAGATACATCCCCGTCTGACGCTATGTCGAGCATGTCTCCATCCTCGATCGCGTCGCCGTCGCCTGTGTCAGCTATGACAACGACATCTTCTAGTGCATCCCATTGTGATAACAGGCTTTTTGCAACTGTCCGTTTTTCATATCACCTCCTTCCTCACTGGGGTGCTACGGCCCGGTTACCCACCGTAGCACCCTAGTGAGGAGGGGAACCCTTTCCATCGGTTCCCCTCGCCTCACTAACCGGCCTCCTCTTCAGGCTCTGGCTGCTGAGCCTGCTCGGCTGCGCGGTCGGCCTTGCGCTGCTCCTTGTCGTCCCACCACTGAAGACCGGCTTCGACGTTGATGATCTGACGGCCATCAACGTGGGTCTCAACGGGGAACGACTTGGTGTTCTTGGCCGTGCTGTAAAGCACCTGTGGCTTCACCAGCACGTAGCGCCCACCCTGTGACTTGGGCTTTGCCAGGAACTTGGCGAACCCGACGAGTGTCAGGTAGCCGTCCGGGAGCTCTTGAAAGTTCCTTCCGATTGAGACGGGCTTGGGGCCCTCGTCCTCGTCGTCCAGATCCTCTGCGTGGACCTCCTCCATGTCGCCTTCGACGTTGGTCATTGTGTATCACCTCCTTTCGATTATCTCTTACTATTATATAGCAAGTCAATGTGGAAAATCAAGGGGTGCCTTAGGGTGCTCTTTTAGCATTACCGTTCTACCTGCCTACGCGAACTGGACACAAGTGTATGTGTCGTATACAGTTCTGGGCACTCCTTCGCACCGTCAAATGGCTTGCGCCTTAAGTCCCTGATCTTTTGTACAAGTCCTCGGCCTCTTCGAGGTGGCGGCACTGACTCCTGTACGCGAAGCCCTTGCAAGTACAGTCCCAGCCTTTTCCGCCTTTTAGCGTCACGGTATAGAAGTTGGTCCCATCGGAGCTCGGAACCTGGATCTCCACGTTCGGGCTCAGCTTCCTGGTCAAATAGTCCCGCCAATGTTCACGCTCCACAGGTGTGAGGTATACCATACCTAGCTTCTCGAATATGTCCAGTTCTGTTGCACCTACGTCGATCTGTTCGCCGTTCTGAAACAGACCGTACTGCGAGAGGGTCTTGTCTTGGGCCTTAGCCTTGGCACGCATCATGATGTTCAGATCGTGTGGCCCTGTGGCGAACAATAACATGCCCGCTGATGCACGTGGTTGAGGTACGTGCCAGAAGTTGAGGAGGAGTGGCTCGCCTCTGTACGTAGCGATGCCTTCCGACTTCATCTCACCACCGCGGATCTCTTCGTACTGGAAGTATTGTTGCGCGACGTGTACAGCTTCCGCGATTGGTTCCCAGGTCAGTGCGTCGAGGTCGCCTACGGTCTCTTTCTCCCGTCGCCAGCTGCCAGCTACGACCATACCGAAAGCCTCTAGCTGCCCGGCGGCTTGTGCCATTTCGTCCCTTGGTCGTCTGACCTTCTTGGGCATGAATCGACGATCTACCATCTGTCACTCCTCGGGTAGAAAGAGTTCGTCCCAGCAAGGGCTGCAGTAACCGGAGACGAACCTCTCACGAGTGTCGGCGGAATGATTGGGTAGTGCCTTCTGAATCAAGTCACCTCTCTGTAGCCGTTCGTATTCCTCGTTGGTGATTGGCGCCATGATTCGTTCGCCGCAGCCGGGGCATGGTAAGGTTTGAATCCTAGGCATCTTCGCCTATCTCCCTTTCTCGACCCTTGTCTGTGAGGCCGTAGCACACTTCGCCGTCCTCAATCGTCTCGTACATCAAGCCAAGGACGACGGCCGACTTGCACGCCTGCTCTATGACTTCGATCGGAAACGTACCCCCGAAGTCGTCCTCGGTCATACGATTGAGGCGGTTCCAGATAGTGCGAGCCTCCTCGTGCGTCATATCCGTGGGGCTCATTACTCTCCCTTCTTCACGAAGTCGAACTGGATACTTTTCAGGATCTCGTAGATGCGGGGGTCGCAGCTCTTAGAACCTGTGTACTCACTGATGATCTCGTTCATCACCACGAACTGTTGAGGCGTCAAGATGAGTGTGACTTCCTTGAGAACCTCCTCCAACGATTCCGTTCCTTGAGTTACATCTTGCCACTTGATCATGCTGGACCGCCACTCGTGTTCCACGTGACCGTCAACTTGCTACCGTCTGTCATCATAACGGTAGCTGTTGAGTTCGCGATTCTGATGTGCTCGACACCATCGCGCCCGTCGGGGTGCACCTGCTTGTCCCGTATTTGGGACGTGAGGAACTCCTTGAGGTCGTGTTCCGCTACTTCTGCATTAGTGATGTAAACCATTGCACCCTTTCTCTTTTATCATACTTCTATTATATAGCAAGTCCTATAGGACAATCAAGGGTTCTCTTGGGTGCTATTATTGTCGGGCACCCCGAGTCGTTCTGCAATGGACTTCTCAGCTGCCTCTTCGTAGGCTGCGGCGATCTGGTCCGTGATTGCTACTCCTGCACGCTCTGCGGCAATCTCTAGGAGCAGGGGCTCCATTTGTTTCTTCCAGTTCTCTAACGCGTGCAGGCGATTGTTCAGTCCGTTGAACTTCTGCTGGTCGATATCCTTCTTCACGTTGAAGAAGGCGTCTTTACGCCCCGAATCGAACTCTTGAGCATGGACTAGCCATACTGCATGGCCGCCTTTGCCGCCTCCGTGCTCCTCCAACTGGACACAGCCGGCACGCTGAAGTAGGTTACTGAGCTTGCCTGCCTGTACTCTCGGTGGTGGCGGAAATATTTCCTCAACATACTTGGATAGGCTGCCTATCCAGATGCGTACGTCTGGGTCTTCAGTTGGCTCGCCCTGTGCCCACATTGCTTCATGGAACTTAGGTGCGTACTCCGAACTGTACTTATCTGGCATCTCACCTCCTCTCGAGTTCTGGGTGCGGAGCCTGCGACTCGCTCCTAGGGAAATACACAGGCCCCGCAGCCCAGACTTTACCAACTCGCGCAGCCGTATTGGTCAGGCGGGTTGGATTGGATCCTTTCAGCGACGGTCACCTGTTCTTCCGGTGTCGCGTCCGCTGCGTTAGATGCATACTGTGTACCCCCGTATGCTACCCAGTTAGCGTTCGAGATTCCAAGTCCGCCTGAGTATACGGACCCTCTCACGTTCCAGTTACCTCCTTCTTCGCACATGGCAACCTTCTCCCATGCCGCCATCGTTGATGACGGTACCTCCACTCCTGAGGACGGCGGTGGCGACGTTGTTGTTGTCGCAACTGTCGTGGTCGACGTCGTTGTCGGTGGTGCTACTGTGGTGGTAGTGGTGGTGGGGAGTGCCGGTAACGAGTGGTAGTGGTGATGACCGACCATGATTGGCATCATGAACGTGATCATCAAAGCTACGACGTTCACGCGGTACTCCTGGTTTGAGTATGGACATGTCACTCAGGGTACATAGGCATCTCCTTTGTGAGAGCATACATCTATTATAGCGGAGTCAAAATGGGAAATCAAGGATCCTATTTTGGTGGGCGTAGACCTGTCCGCATGAATAGCTTCTGCCAAAGACCCTTTGTGACTTCGATCCATTCATCCGGCAATGCGTCCGCGCCGTTCGTCTCAAGCTCACGAGCCCACGTTGTGATGACCTCGAGCGCCTCCTGCTTCTTGATGACTGGATAGTCACCGGCTGCTCCGTCGACGAACATCTCGGTTCTGTGGTTAAACTGTACTGTCATGTATCACCTCCCTTCGAAGTTTTCTGGCCCGTAGCCACCGACGAATCCTTACAATCCGCCGGATTATTAGCCAGGGACCCCAGAGCCACATCACCGCTAACTGGCGCGCTGCTGCCGAAGGATTGTCTCCTCACGCAACTTCTCGAGGTCACGCTGCTGCTTGCGGTTCAGGTAACGACTTGCGTACCTGATTGCCTCGCCGAGGCGGATGAACTTCTTCTGGGTGTTGTTGAAGTCCACTGCGGTCAGCTTTCCGTCGCGGATGGCCTGGTAGATCATCTGCGGCCGAACGCCGATGTACCTCGCGAGCAGGATTGGGTTGATGACACCGTGCTCGAGCTGCTCTTGCATGCGCTCGATGTCTCCCTCCTGCTCAAGCCCGATGCCTCGGAGGTTGGTGCCTTCGCGGAGTTCCTGCTCGAGTTGCTCCGGCGTCACCTCCTCTGGCTCGGGGATCTCTATTTCTTGTTCCGACATGCTGGTGTTTCCTTTCTTTTTTGATGATACAGATATTATATAGCAAGTCCTAAGGGAAAATCAAGAGTCCTCTTAGGTGCTATTTATTGGTCCGACTCGTCTGGGAAGTTGATTGTGAATCGTACTCGCTTCCCCTTTTGGAATCTGGCTACGCAGCCCTCGACGAACTCAGGCGTACAACCCTCCATCCTTCGTCTCAGGTCATCCACGTCGCGAATCGGATTAGCGGCCAGATCGGCTAGTATCTCGTTTGCTGCTCTGAACCGTAGGTCTGCCCTAGCAATCGTGGGAAACGGATTCCGTTTGAGGCCCATCTTGTGATATGGGTTCTCATTAGTTCCGTTTAGTACTACTGTGACCAACATGTTTTCACCTCCTCGGTCCGCATCGGTTCTCGATCCAAGTGTCGAGGTCTTCCTTGTTCACGACTAGCTGACCGTTCTCGACGTGCGACGGTATGCTGCCCTTTTTGATGTGGGCATACACAGTCTGGAGGGAGATGGACTTACGTCCCCAACTCTTCAGACCTCGATTGATGTACTGCCAAGCGGAGTAGCCCGTCACCCCTGTATTCCTCCGATTACGTAGTCGGGGCCTTTCTGGAACGCGAGCGTGCGGACTGCGATCTGCTGGGACAACTCGCGAGCGGTTATAAAACCGTTGTCGTGCTGCTTGAGGAGAATCCGTAGTTCGGATTTGTACTCTTCCGTTGTCATCTCACCTCCCCGCACCAGGGGCACTGCCCTGTCTCGATCAGCATCAGTGTGTGCGCTGGCACGTTGTCCACCGGGTGGTTTCCATCTGGCTCGGTGCACACGTCGTCTGGCATTTCTTTCTCATTCATACTACTATTATATAGCATGTCCGAGGGACAAATCAAGAGTCCTCTTGGGTGCTATTTTGATCCTCCCTCATTGCCTGTTCGACGTCTTCCCTGGTGACGTTCATCATCCGGAGTTCCAGGTCGATGGCCTTGTCCCAAATGCGTACTCGGTGGGTGAAGACTGTGACGTCATCCTCTTCAGGACTTGGCTCGACAAACGTCCGAAGGACCTCGTACGTTATCTGGGTCAGTTCGACCTCGTTGCCATCCTCGTCCTCGAACTCGTGCAGGTAGTTCAGTCGTCATCACCTCTGAACATTCGGTTCTGGATCTCCTCCCAAGTCTGGTCTGTCTCCAGCAACTCGTCCATACTGTTACGGAGTGTGTCGCCTAGGAGTACGAAGTCGGGCTCCTCCAGTTCGGAGTCTTCCAATCGTTCGATGTGCTGGCCGTCTTCTGCCATTCGGTAGAAACCGCCGACGTTAAAAGGCGTGCGGTCTAGGAACTCCATTGCCGAGTCAGTACTGAGGACCATCCTCAACGTACCTATGGCTAGGTCTTTGCAGTTGATTAGGTCGACCAGCCACTGTATCGGAATCGTTACCTCTACGCCCTCATTGTCCGGCGGACCAAAGACACTGAGCGGCATTCGCATGTCGTCCATCTTTGGGTCGTGCTCGTTGTCGCCGTACAAGGCGTTCGCTATGCGTCCACGACCCATATGGAAGTAGTCAGTTACCCCACTGCCATCGTCGCACGGTTGATTGGGCTGAGCGTTGCAGACCGGGCACACGATTGCCGCGATCTTGTCCAGCCGTTCTTGTCTGTCCATTTGTTCCTTTCCTTATGTGTAGTCACTGCGTTCGATCAGGTACTGGGCGAACTGGTATTCGTCTCGGTACTCTGGGTCTGTCTGCGAACAAAAGTCCCGCCAGTACTGCAGGAGCCAGGCTTGGCTCATTGGCTTATTTACGTCCTTACGTTTCATCTGTCCCACCTTGGGTCGTCGTGCTTCCATTTGGTTACGGTGCCTGGAGCTCTTCGCGTCAGACGAAGTGGCTTGTCGCACTTTGGGTCGCCACAATCAGGATTGCATTGAGGACAATGGCACACCATTACTTCTGCAATCTCCGGATCGTCGTTAGAACAGAACCCATGGTTGTTGTTCTTGCACATCCAGCACACGATCTTTTGGCCGGATCTCCTTTTATGTGCGGCCAACACCTGCTCCTTTCTTTTTTGGTATACTTCTATTATAACTGATGTCCCTAGGACAAATCAAGAGTGCGATTTGGTGCTATTTTTGAATCCCTGCTACTGCCTGACAGTGATCAATGACGGCGGAGGTAAGGTCGTCATTTGCTTCCTGCAACGGTGTCAGCGCGTGATTCATACACTGCGCCTGGGCCAACTGTTGTACTGCCGTTGGCGGGGTCTGCGACCCTTCCGTTTTGGCGTTCGCAGCTGCCTGCTTTTGGGCGTAATGCACTATAGCCGCACTTTGCCGCTCGATTGTGCGGTACGTTATGGGTTTTGGGTGATGGTGATGATGAACAGGCATCATCATGAGTGGCGCTACCAAGCCACCTGCCACTGCCTGCTTCAGTGTCATTTACCTCCTTTTCCTGCGCTACTTGTGCCTAGGTATGCAGCTGTACACGAGCACCAACTTGTGCGCGTGCGGGTACCACTGCAGCTGTGCCTGTTCGTGCAATCTGGCGCACGTGGTCACCAGGTGGTGAACCAATCGTTGCGGCATTTGTCTCCTTTCCGTACTATTTTTGATCCACGACCATGTCAGCGGACTCGGCTCGGCAGATAACTACCCAGGAGTCGCCACATTCGTTCCACTCCTCGTCGCCTGACTCGAACCACTGTTCGTTAACAGTGCACGTCCAGTGACTAAGGTCGACCTGATACCACCCATCCGCTGCGGGCCAGAGGCAGTCAGTCTCTTCCGGCTCGCACGTTAGGGCGCACAGGTGGTGGTTACACCATGGTTTCAGTTCCATCTTCACCTCCTTTCCACTCACTGGCAGCACGACAGGTAGTGAGTCCCCCCGATTCACTCACCTGTCGTACTGCTAGTGAGCGCCCTGTGGACTTACGTCCCTCAGGGGCTCACCGCTGTCAGTCCTGCGCCTTCAGGAGGAGTGTCTTGTACGTCTTGCCCTGACGATTGTACATCGTCGTGACTGAACGCACCTGCTGCTTGGACCCGCCGTCACGGTCTTGCACCGTAATGATGTCACCGATTTCCACAGGGTCATCGGAGCCAGTCTGCACAGCGTACACCTTGGTCCACTTGTACTCTTTGTCCATGATCTCACCTCCTTTCTCCATCATACTACTATTATAACTGATGTCCATAGGACAAATCAAGAGTCATCTTTGGTGCGATTTGGATCAGGTGTTCTTCAGGATGAACTGCGCGACTGTCGTAACGAGGTACTCCTCGAACGACTCCGCGGCAACCCACTCTGCCTGGGAGATTGGCGTGGGCGGCATCCTGCTTAGTGACCACCAATCTGCCTCCTCGTACGCGTCGAGGTAGTCACCATAGTTTTGTCCGCTCCAAATCAGGAGTGTGGCTTCGGCTATGCGTTCGGCTTCGTCGTGAGTCATGTTTCTCACCTCCTTTTTATGTTCAGTGGCTTGTGCGGATCGGCTGGAAAAAGGAGTTAAACCAGCCGATCCGCACAAGCCACCGAACTTCAGCAACTTGTGCCTGCTTCGGGACAGGAGCTGATGTTGAGTGGTCCTTAGACCACCTCAACGTCGACCTCCTCGGTCGAGACCTCAGTGGTCTCAACGGACTCGTTCGCACGACGCTGACGGTTCGCAACGAACTTCGTCACCCACGCGTCAGCGGCCTCACGAGTCACGCGAGTCTGGTCGCCGACCTGAACGGTCGGGATCAGCTTGTTACGGATGTAGGAATACACCATCTGGGGCGGGATCTTGTCGAGCCCAACAGCCTGAAGCTGCTTGTTCGCCAGAGTGTGCACACCGTATCCGGTAAGCGTGTCGGTTGCCATCTTTTTCATCACCTCCTTTCGGATGCATTGTTGTTTGTATAATGATATTATATAGCGGACACAAGGGACAAATCAAGCGTCATCTTGGGTGCTATATTTGACCGGTCAGAATATGGTGCACGATCTGAAGGTCGGGGGTCTGGGGCCCAAAATCGTAGCCCCGACCATGGTAGATTGCCAGGATCTCTTTGCAACCAGAACACGTCTGCACAAAGATTCCTGAAGGGCCATCTGGTTGGAGTTCTCGTTGTGAACCCCATGTTCCGTCACACTCTGTCATTACCAGATTACCTCCGCAACCTTGTTGCCCTGGAACTCACCGGTTGCTGACAACCAGTGACCGAACTGTTGTAGGGTGTAGGATCCAGGCCAGTAATCCGTGTACGAGGCCGCTTCCATGAAGTCGCCTAACAACTCCGACACATCTTCCGCGGACGGATCGATGGTGCCGTCACGGAGCGCCTGCATCCGTTCTGACGGGTTTCCCGAGAACAGTAACGACTCTCGTTGCGGCTGAGGACGCTCGTTCCATTTGTCGACCTCGACACCACTTAGGACGTCTAGGCACACTTCAAGCGCCGAGGCTATTGTTGTATCCCTCGGCAGGATTGCGTTCGGCGCTTCCAGGGAGGTGAGGTAGTCTTTCATCACCTTCTGCACGAACCGAACGGTGTCGTCACCACTATGAGCTGCCTGCTCAGTTCGGGCTTCGAACTCCTCACTCGCGGCCATTTCTTGGTTATCCACAGGGTCTACCTTTCTTACGAACTTGTCGGGAGATGCTTCGGGATCCGAAGTTCGAACCACTCTTTAGGGTCGCCAGCGTCGTCTGTCGACCACACAAGGATGTACTGAACGAAGTGTTCGTCCTCTTCTCCTATTTGGTCGTACACCTCGTTCCAAACGAGGTCGAACTCTTCTTCCGGATCCACCGCCTCCTGCAACCAATGGTGCACATGCACCTTTTTGAAGTCCTGCGCCATTTCTTCCTGCTCCTTTTATTATCCTGCTACCAATATTTTTGGTATACTGATATTATATAGCAAGTCCTAAGGACAAATCAAGGGTTCTCTTTTGGCATATTTAGGGCAGTGCGGCAGTGATCTCACCTAATAAGTTTCCTTTCCCTATTTTTGTCAGGGAATGATAAGTTAATGATAGTACTGTGATGATATTAAGTCCCCAGACTAACACGTGGCCGTGACTGTATTCACTTTGCAGGACTTCTCTTTTAGGTAATAAACATCTTAGGTAATGATATAACCGTTATAAGATACGGAAACTACCTCGAAAACAGTCCGTCAGGCCCTAGGTTTCGCAACCTTTCACTGAAATCTCATCGCCGGGATTTTCAGAGGTAACTTCCTCGCAAAGTGATGACATGCCCGTGCCAGTGATATCACTGCCCAATCACGCGTTTCGGCTCATTTCCTTCTGGACGGAAGGACTAGGACCCTCGCTCTCCAGGTCGCCCTGTGGTGTCAGGCGCCTATCTCGGGTCCGGACCCCTTATCTCCGCGCGGCCGGACCCCTGGTCGCCCGGCCTGCGGCTCTAGTGTGCCCAGATTTTGGGCAAAGTGGCCTCACCACGTGATTGCCCACCAGCGCATGGTCCGGCTATGTGGTGTTCGACGGGGTCGCTTACATGGCCTTTTCCTTCTCGTACGCCCGGTTGAACTCCTGCTCGGCGTACTCCTCTAGGGCCAGCCACCAAAGTGATGGCTTACGGTCTCTCTTTGCCGCCCAGACGAAGAATCCTTCGACCTGGGCGCGAAACTCGTCCTGCGTCATGTCAGCCCTCCTTCCTTTCTTCGTACCGCGCCGCCCAGATCTCTGCGTGCGTAAACGTTTCGTACGCCTCCTCTGGGTCCTGCTCGTACCGCTTCCACGCCGCACGGGCGAGGTTGTACTCCTTGGTGCTGCTCATTGTACTGCTCCTTTTCTGCCTGATGAATATTTTTCATCTTACTGATATTATAACTCATTGGCCTGGGACAAATCAAGCGTCCTCTTTGGTGCTATTTTGCGTCGGACCCGCGCCTTATCTATCACACAGCCTTGTCCGGACCCTAACTCAGGCCAAAAGGAATGGGGAGTGCATCTCTGCACTCCCCATTCCCTTGGTACTACTTGGAGACCTTCTCCAACCTCCGGGTCACGTACCTGGTGGTCCACTCCTGGGCATCCTGCTCAGTGACCAACTTCTGACCATTGACGTCCTGGGAAGGAATCCAACCCTTGGAGATGTACTGGTACACCATCTGGGCTGGGATGGTCTTGAGACCATTGTCCTGGAGGACCTGGTTCACCATCTTGGTCATTTTGTAACCGGTCATTTCATTACCTACCTTTTTTGGTGGGGAAGATTTTTCCCTCACTACCAATATTATAACTCATGACCCCCGGGTCAAATCAACGTCCAATCGGGGGTGTATTTTTTGTTGGGACTTTTGTCCCGGTCACCCCGGATTGCAACGTCCGGACCCTCGCTCACGCGTGCGGACGCGGCCGGGCCTGCAGGGCGCCCCGCGTCCGGCCCCGCTCACCGCGTGAGTGTCACCGCCGGCCCCCGCAACGCTGCGCGGCAGGCCCCGCGGTCGGGTGACCTAGGGTCCGTCACACTTGTGTGACGGACCAATCTGGTGGCCCTTGAAAAGGGCAGGTAGGGTCCACCACGTGGGTGACCCACCAGCGCCCGGCACAACATAAGTTTGTAAAGTAGTGAGTGTGTGA